TTACCATCCGGTCAACACGCGGGGGGTAGGGGTGCCCCCCTAGGGGCCCGCGCGCCGCGCGTCCCCTGTGACCCCGTCTGCCGGAGTACACCCAGTCTAGCACACCCCCGCCGCACAGCGCAACCCCTCTGCGCAGCGAGTCTGCACACCCCAGCCGGCGTGCCCCGCACCCTGCCTACCCACTCCCCCTGCACGTGCACACGCTGTGCCCTAGCCCCCTGCACCCTGCGTGCCCCCTGGCACACCCCAGCCCCCTGTGCACAGCACCCCTGTATATGCGGTACCCCCGTGTGCAGAACTCGGGCTTGACACGTAACCACGGTGTGCGGTAGCGTCGCCTTTACACGGAACACACCGACGAAAGGAACGTCATGTCCATCACCAAGCGTATCGCAGCCGGCTTCTTCCTCATCGCAGCTCCGGCTGTCATCGCGACTCCGACGTGGATCGCTTCGGCTGATCCGATCACGTTCGATCAGTCGTCGTTCCCTTGTGCGGAGGATGAGGTGCTCGGGTTCAGCCCCGAGTTCGGCCCCGACAAGGTCGGCTGCATCCACATCGACAGCCTCCGCTGATCGACCCAGCTGATCGAGCCCTCGGCCTTCGGGTCGAGGGTTCTTTCGTGTGCATTCGTGTGCATGGTGCTTTGGTGAAATATCAGACTTGACACGTAACGGTTGCTGGGTCATACTTAGTCCATGACCAACACCATGAAGTTCACCTACCGGCCCGACGGTAAGGGGCGCGTCACCCGATTCATCGACGGCGTTGCCGACGGGGTGGTTGCCTCATCAGACGGAACGACAGTCTTCGAGCCAGTGATTGCCGAGAGGATTGCGAAAGCCCTGAACTGGTAGACGAGCCTCCCCAATAACCCCCGCTTCGGCGGGGGTTCTTTCATGTCCGGGACGGGTATTGGCACGGGGTTTGGGCTTGACACGTAACCATGGTTGCGAATAAAGTGACAGGCATGAGCGCATTGACAGTAGGCAGCACGGTGATCGTGTCCCGCAAGCGTTGGACGGTCACGAATATCCGCGGACAGGGCTCGACCCAGCCGTTCCAGACGAACACGAGGGTTACGCTGGCCCGCGCCGGGGCGAGCGCTGACGTCTTGGTCCCGCACGCCGTGGTGACCCGTGAACGGCTATTGGCAGCCGCCGATCGATAGGTGATCGATCGCTGGGACATCTCGAAATTGACCCTTGACTCGTAACGACGCGGGGTGCATACTAGGTACATGACCGCAGCACTCATCATCATCAGCTTCATCCCGGTGATGCTCGCGGTGATCGCGGGCTACGCATTCGTCAGTCAGCCTTGACACGTAACTGTTGCCCCCCCCGACTTAAGGAGATATCCGATGAACACTTACCCGAACACCTCGACCCGGTCTCTGATCGAGATGAACATCCAGTACCTCCGGGAGTACCGGGCCAACCCGACCGTCGCCAACCTCGCCGCGGTGAGGAGCACCGATGCCGAGCTCACGCGCCGGGGTGCGTGATGGCGCTGTGCAGCGCGGCTGTGACGAGCAACGCGAACTCCAAGCTGTTGCGGATAAAGCATGTGTCCGACAACGTGGCCCTCAGCGCTCCTCAGCGGATGGCTATCATCGCCCGGATAGTCGATGAGTATCACAAGGGCACAGCCGACTCGATCGAGAGAATCCGTGCCGAGAAAGCCGTTGAATTTCCGCGCCGGAGACTTGACACGTAACCGGCGATGCGCTTATGATTGAGTCATCCCGATCGGGGAGGTCCCCCGAAGCCCGAGAGCCGGGTAATCCCCGGCACCCACCGAGTCCGAGGTAAGCCCTCGGTTACCGAGTTCACAGTCCCCCGGAAGGGCCGGCGGACAGAAAGGAGTTCCGAAATGAACAGCACCGTGAAGCAGGCCATCGCCCTCGGTCGCGAGGCCGGCGTCCAGGTTCAGCCCTGGGGCGGCGATGAGGTCCGCCTGAACTCCGGGATGATCATGTCCGCATCGGACGCGATCGACTGGGGCATCCGGCGGGCAGCCGTCCGGTAGCCCCGGGCTCTGAGCCCTCGGCCTTCGGGTCGGGGGCTTTCTCTTGCTCTCTGAAAGGACGCGCACACGATGGACGCACCTGCACCCGCAGCTGGGTTCTTCGTCGGTCTCGGATCGATCTACTGCCCGGGATGGCACGTGTGGGAGCGTGTGCGCTCTGACTACCACGTGTCCCGCGCAACGGTTCGACGACCGGGCTGACGCGGAGGAGTTCCTCGCTGCTCTGATCGACGCGGAAAACTTCGACCGAAATTCTTTTGGATACCCACTTGACTCGTAACCAAACCTCGAGTTAGAGTGGTCTCAACAACAAAACAAAGGCCAGCAAGATTCAGGCGAGCCCAGACGCGCGTTGACCCTGATGCAAATCCCGCGTAATGCGGAGCCCCGGCCCACAACACTTTGAAGTCCAGCTCTGAGCCGAAGCACGTGGCTACGACGAGCTGGCACCGAGCAGGCAGGTTCGCTCAGCCGATATCACCGCGCTGACCGTGTTCGATTCACGGCTGCTCACGCTGACTTGATTCATAACCAGAAGGGGATGACATGACCATCCACATCGCATCGCGCGGACCCGCTGGCTGGACAGCCCGGGTGCTGTACACCGCGGGCACCGTGCTCACAGTCCAAGACGACCGCGGTCGGCGGCACCTGATCGACACGTCCAAAACCGCCGTCCGCGTTCTCACCGCGGCTTGACACGTAACGGAAGGAGAGGGATCGATGATCCGACAAATGCTGGTCTGCCCCACCTGCGACGGGAGTGGGGCAGGGTCCGCGCCGATCAAAGGATTCACCTGCAACGCAGGGCAGTGCAGCGACTGCCGTATGAGCGGTGAGGTGTCCGTTGAACGATGGGAGCGTCTAACGGGTCAGAAGTACCCCGATGCGCACCGTTACGATCCAGGTGCGCGATGACCGCCCACGGGACACGCTCGCGACAGGAGCTGATTCTGGCCGAGTTGGCGCGGGCCAACGAGACGATCCGTCGGCACGACGCGATCGTGACCGTCGATGACGACGGCGAGAGCTTCTCGTACGTCGACCCGAGCAAGCTACCCGAGGACTTCCTCGAATACTACGCGGGGCTCAGGACAACTGCCTACGCATTCGGGGTGCCTCTATGACCGGCACACACGCGTGGTTCGCCACGCTCACGACCCCGGAGCTTCAGCGCATGGTCACCTCGGTGAACCGTGACGCGGCTGCTGCCGCTGCTACCGAGCTTGCGCTGCGAGGAGAGACCCGATGACCTTGAACGATGCAATAGACCTGATCAACGACGAGCGCGTGAAGTGGCTCCTCTTCTGCGAAGAGGCCGCAGCCCGCGGCGACGAGAAGGGCTGCCTAGTCGGCGGGGCACGGGCCTGCGGACTGGCAGACGCGCTGGTAATCCTGGCGAAAGTGGGTTCCTGATGAACGAGACAGAGCTCAAAGCGTTCAACCAGATAATCGCGGCATCGTACTCGCCGGCTGAGCTTCGCAAGCTGTACCGGCGGAGCAACCCGGGCCTACCGATGAGCATCGAGCTGGCGTTGTCGGTCGGTGCGATCGTCGCAGGTGCTGCGCTGATGTTCCTGATCACGAAAGCGGTGGGGCTGTGAGAACCGGCGAAGCGCTTGAACTCATCATCAAGCGAATGGAGAACGGCTGGTACTACCCGTTCGGGCTCGGCTACAACAGCCTGATCGACTGGACCGGACACCCGGGGGAGAGGAAGCGATGAGCGGGGAGTGGTTCGAGACCGAGTACGGGGCGATGCACCGCTCGGACAACTGGCAGCTGGTCGCGAAGACCAACGGGTCGTACGACTTGTACCAGTTCGAGCGGGGTGATAACCCGTTCTGGTTCAAGATCCTGAACACCGATCTGGAGACAGCGAAGGTGTACGTAGAGTTCGTCGAGCGAGAGGACGTGGACGCGTGACCACTCCAGACCAGGTTTCGCCTCCCCGGGAGGATGGCGCAACGCCTCCCGGGGAGCTGCGGCTCACCGATCGTTGCGACGCGTGCTCTGCCGCGGCTATGGAGCGCTGGGAGAACGGTCAGTTCGAGCTGCTGTTCTGCAAGCACCACGCCACCGTCCACGCTGAAGGGTTGTTCACCGCGTCGTGGGTACGGACTGAGTCGTGGGCGTTCGTCCGCGAGAACCTGTCGGGAACCGTCGGGCTTAAGAGAGTGAGGCAGGTATGAGCGAGGACGCAGAACGTCTATCGGTGGAGGAGATCCGTAGAAAACTGATCGCTCGGCTGCAGGAGATCATCAACGATCTCAGCGGCGACCGCGACTACATGAGCGGCATGGATAGGGGCATACAGGAGGCTCTGAACATTGTCGAGGGACGAGATTACTGGGACGACGGTGACTAAGCGCCTGGCCTTCGTCGTCTGGTTCGTCGTCGGCGCTGTGATGCTCGCGGCGGTCCTGGTAGCCCCGTCAGCACGCGCTGACGGGTTCTCCGGGTGCGAGCACCGGTCGGTGTCTCACCAGCTGGAGCACGGCGGTCTCAGGGCCGATTCTGACTGGCACGTGACCCACGGTGACCTGCCGACGTGCGATCCGGAGAAAGAATCCGAGAGCAAACGCGACTCAGCCGGCCAGGGCAAAGACCGCGGGAAAGACAAGAAGAGTCGCTACTGCCGGAAACGGTGGTACTGCTGACCAGCGGATCCGCTGCGGATCGAGTCGTGGTCTGGTAGCTGTAACGCCGGTATCGGTTGTGACGATGCCGGTTCAGCTACGAACTTAGTGACGTTTGACACTTGCGCCGGACTAGATCAAGTGGTCTACTTTCTCCCACGGGGGAAGAGTCCCAGATCTGGGACACCAGAAAACTACGTCGCACTGTCAAGTATCGAGGGGGTTGTGCCTTGCGTTGTAACAAGATGCAGGATACGTTGGTCTGTAATACAAGGAGGACCGATGAGAACCACCAGAGAACAGCTCCCCCGCCTCTCACTAGAAGTGATTGAGGCCCTGAAAGCTACGGGGGAGACTGAGGCAGATATCGCCCGGATGTACGGTGTGACACCGCAGGCTGTTTCATGGCACGTTCACACGTACGGAGGCAAATTGACCGCCCGGCAGGTTATCCGCCGCGAATACCCGTTCAAGGTACCAGAGCCTCTTTCTCAGTGCACGCCGCATAAACGCCTGAGGGATCATGGCGAATACATCGCCACACGCGGCAAAGGTATGAAAGAATACAAGCTGAAACGTCTCCGGTCGTTTTACCGGATGCTTCGTGAGAACAATTGGGTTGTCGAGTTTGATCCGAACATCCCGCCTATACCCGGCGTCAGCAAACGCGGGGGCTGGGCATACAGGGAGCGCCAGGAATCCGACGAAGACCTACTCATCAGAGTCAACGAATACACAACTCTGTCCGAGATCGGACGTCATCACATCTGGCGTTTCCCGAGCGTGGAGCCCTGATAACCACCCGCCCCTTTTCTTAGAAGAATGGTTTGCACCGCATGTTCGAGATCACTTCCCGAGTTATCGGTAAGACAATCGTCCCTACTCTGAACGTGGTTAAAGACGCGTATATCCGCGCTAATACACTCGATCTGGTCCCCGGAATTCGCGGCCTCCACGTTTACCGTTCTACGTGGCTAACCGACGACAGCTACCTTTACCGGGAAGTGAAAGACTTCATCGACAGGTATTGCGAGCCCGACGCTGTCGAACGCGAAGAGCGTCACGGCGACAAATACATCATGGGCGAAATCGGGGAGTTCCTGAGCTATATTCTCCGCCGCGAATACCAGCCCGCGGACTTCAACCCGTGCCCGTTGCTCGTGGAGCTGGGCCTGGCCAAAAAGCGTCGCTGCAACGCGACCCGCAAACCTAAAGAGGAGGCAGCATCATGAGCAACATCTGGGATCAGCCGGCGTATCAACCCGGCTACTACCCGCAAGCCGACGCGGCTGCTCGCGCGGCCAAGCGGAAAGGCCGTATCGAGGGCTGGCTGGCTCTGGGAGCCATCGTGGCGCTGATCGTGCTGATGTCTATCAGCCCCGGTCACGCTCTGCTCGTGGTGCTCGGGACCGCGTACTTCGTCCCGACGATCGTCGCGTACTACCGGAAAGCCTCGCTGAAGCAGCCTGTCGCTGTGATCAACGTGTTCCTCGGCTGGACGTTTATCGGGTGGGTCGTGGCGCTGGCTATGGCGGTGAAGTGATGCGCTGCGACGACTGCGGACGAGAGTTCGCGGATGACGAGTTGAACGGAGTCTACGAGACGGGCGGTAGGGACCGGCGTGTCCACATTCCGTCGTGCGAGTGGCCCACGCGCGCCGACCCTAAAACGCTTCAACCGAGGTTGCGGTGAGGGAGGATGTTCTATGCCCACTGACTTGACACGTAACGAGTACAAGTACGAGAAGAAGCCTCGTTCGGTCTCGCAGCTGTCGTCGTTCGAGAAATGCCCGATGGCGTACAAGCTGGCCCGGATTGACAAGGTCTGGCGTCGACCGGCGGCGTGGCTCCAGCAGGGGACCGCGGTCCACGCGGTGGCCGAGCACTACATGCTTCGCCGGCTGGGTTTCGAGCCGGGTGGCCCGATGACCCGCGAAGAGGCGTACGAGGTGTTCAAGGACTCGTACCAGGAAGGCATCAGCGAGTCCACGGACGTCACGCCGAACCTCGACTGGTGGTTCTCGTCCGGGCCGTACCGCGGCCCCGACGACGTCGAGCGACGCTGGAAGATCGGGCTGGAGCAGGTGGATAAGGTCATCGACTGGATCGAGAACCATCCCTCGCTGGAGGTATGGAGCACCCCGGACGGCAAGCCCGGGATCGAGCTGGATCTTGACTTCATGCTCGGGGATATCCAGATCAGAGGCTTCATCGACGCGGTACTGATCCTCGAAGGTGAACCGATGGTTGTAGACCACAAGACTGGCCTTAAGCCGGGGGATGACTTCCAGCTGGCGGTGTACGCGCTGGCGCTGAAGAAGCTCTACGGCCTCGACGTCCAGCGCGGGATCTACTTCATGGCGAAGACCGGTAAGCCGACGTATCCGTACGACCTCACCGACTGGACCGAGGAGAAGATCACCGAACGGTTCCTCGCGATGGAAGCGAAGCTGGAGGCGGGGGAGTTCGAGCCGAACCCCGGTGACGCTTGCGCGAGGTGCGACGTGGCGTTGAGCTGTGAATACTCTATGGCCTGAAACTTGATTCGTAACGAGAGGTAACGATGAGCAATCCATCACTAGCGACCGAGGAGCAGCTGACCGAGCTGTTCGGGGTCGATACAGACACCGTCCGACGCTGGCGCAAGCAAGGCCTTGCCGCGGTCGGGGACTACTCGCCGAAGTGGGGTAAGCCGACGCCGTTGTTCAGCGTCGCATCCGCTGCTCGGTATCACAGGAAGGGCTGAGTCATGGTCGAACGATGGACTCTTGCTGATCCGGCGCTGAAAGCGACCGTGACCAAACGGCCAGGCCCGGGGAACCTGTTGGACGTCGAGCTGGAAGACAAGAGAGCGGTTCACGAGCTCGGCGGGGTGCTGCGCGCTGCTCGCCGGGGTCTTCTCGGCGCTCCGCTGGTGAAGTTCCTCGGTACGACTGAGTCGGCGCTGATCAAAGCTACCGACAAAGTCTGGGCTGAAGAAGTCAAGGCCAAACAGGAAGGCCGCACGATCTACAACGGGTTCATAGCGAGAGGTACGAAGTGAACAGGATGGCTATGGCCGCGCTCGGAGGGTTGTCCCTAGCCGGCGCGCTGGTGTTCGGGATAAGCGCCGGGATCGCCCGGGTTATCGCTGTTGAAGACTCGACGGAGGAGGAGGAGTGAAGGATCTGACCGCGGTTCAGTACATCACGGCTCTACGGGTACTGGAGGAGCACCAGCCGGCCGAGTACTCCTGGGGAGTCGACGGATGTACGTGCAACGCCAGCGTTGAGTTCGGGCAGCAAGCTGAGCACCAGATGCGGGAGATCGTCAAAGCCCTCAGGGAGGGCTGATGCTGTCGATCATGCAGTCGATCGAGCAGAAAGGGAACGCGGGCGACCCTCTGCCTGTACCGTTCCGGTCGCTGACCAAGCAGGGCATCAACTTCCTGCGAGGGCAGCTGGCGCTGATCGCGGCAGCACCCGGAGGGGCTAAGTCGGCGTTCACGCTCGCCCTAGCGCTCAAAGGCCGTATCCCGACGTACTACCTCTCGGCTGACTCGGACGCGTTCACGCAGTCGACTCGCATCCTCTCGATGGAGCTCGGGATGCCGCTGGCTGAGTCCGCTCGGGCGGTACGCGAAGGTCAGTTGCCTCCGCAGGTGCTGACGTGGAACGCGGCCCCGGGGAACCCGCACGGTATCCCTATCCGGCTGAACTACTCGGCGCAGCCGACGCTCAAGGTCATCGAGACCTCGCTGGCCGCGTACGAGGAGACGTTCGGGAACTACCCACAGCTGATCGTGATCGACAACATCACGAATGTCATCACCGGCGTAGCCGCGAACGACGAGGACCCGTTCGGTGGTCTGGAAGTACTGATGGACTGGCTGCACGAGAAAGCCCGGGAGACCGGCGCGTGCATCATCGGTCTGCACCACGTCACCGCTGACAACAACTCCGGTGACAAGCCGATCCCGCTGTCGGGGATCAAGGGGCAGATCGGTCGCGTACCCGAGCTTGTAGCCACCTTGCACCGAGTCCCGTCGACGTTCGGCGGGGACACGCTGAGGGTGTCGGTGGTCAAAAATAGGTCAGGAAGAGCTGACCCTTCGGGCCGGCTGTACGCCGAGCTGAAGTTCGACGGTTCGAAGATGGAGATTAAGGATTTTTGATGCCCGATAACTTGATTCGTAACGAGCTTCTAGAAGCAATCGTTGAGGAGTACCCATGGTTCCCTGAATACCCGGTCGACTGTCACATGAGCTGTGCTAGGTGGCAGATCGCCGATGAGTGGGGGCACAAGGTAGGAGAGGCCTGGGACAGGTACTCAACCTACCTTCTCCTGCTCGGAAGGGCGCACCCGAACATGGTGCGCTACCTCGACGAGGAGACCTCGTGACGCACGGTATCACCGTCTACACGACTGGTCCTAGCTGTCATAAGTGCACGCTCACGAAGAACGCGTTGACCCGCGGCGGTGTGGAGTTCCGGGAGGTCCGCGTGGACCAGGACCCCGAGGCTCTGAAGCTGGTGAAGCAGAAAGGCTACGAGACCGCTCCGGTGGTTCACGTCGCCAGCACCGGAGCGTGGTGGGACGACTTCCGGGCCGACAAGATCCGGGAGCTGATCAAAGGAGTGAAGAAGTGAACCCTGAGTTGCGTGCTGTACTCACAGAAGCCCTCGCTGGACACCAGCCGGAGAATTACGGATTCAACTGCTCGGGGTGTGACTGGGAACCGGCCAACCCAGCCGTCACCGACGCCGCCGAGTTCGCCGCGCACCAACTTGACGCTCTCGATACGGCTCCGGGTGTGGCGGTAATCCAACTCCCCGAACCCAACTCCACCCGCTACGAGGATGAGGACGACGAGTTTCCCCCAGCTGACCGATTGGCCTGGTGGTACCCGGGCAGCTTGTTCGGCATCTCGCAGTGGGGATACCCGAACGAGGTTCAGATCGCATATAACGGCGAGCCGTTCAAGCCGGTGAACATAATTGAGGCTCGGTTCATCGCCGCTGCCCTCCTCGCTGCCGCTGCTGCTGCGGCTGTAGCCGAGGGGGAAGACAAGTGAGTGATGTGGTTGAGCGGGCGAAGAAAGCGCTGAACGCTTACGAGTACTGCATAGCGGCTGGCGCAGATATGGGCATGTATCCCGACAATCTCTTGCGGGAGCTGCTCGCCGAAGTTGAGCGTCTCCGGGCGCAGGAAACACGAATCCGGGAACTGTGCGAAGACCCGTCGCACGGACCGCTGTATCCGTACAAGATCCTCGCTGCACTGGATACCGAGGGGGAAGCGTGACCCGGCCGGAACGTGAAAAGGTGATCGCGCAACTTCGCGAAGCCCTCGCCGCAGAGCTGCGCCGGCAAGCCGACGAGCCAGGAGGCGGATACGTCGACGACAGCTACAACGACGAACACTCGCTCGTCGTGGACACGGGTGTGGACTTGACTCGTCTTGCTGAGGCTGCGTTCGACACGCTCATCGAGGCATGGTTTCCGCCGTTTTGAGCGGCCGCAAGATCGTGCCCCCTGCCGATCACATTGACCGGGCCAAAGAGGAAGCCGCCGCGGGGGATTACCAGGCGGCTCAGGTCCACGCCCTGATTGCCATCGCCCAACTACTCAACACAAAGGACCAACCCTGATGGCCAAAATTCAGATCAACTACAAGTCCGGAACTTCCATCGTCGCGAAAGCCGACGAGTTCACCGTCAAACGAGACAAGTACGGCGTCAAGTCCTACGAGTGGACGAACATGGTGCCCCGACCGCTGGACTTCAACGCCGACGACGTCGAATCCGTGTGGGTGTTGTCATGACCTTGTCTGTGATTCTCGCTGCCCAGGCTCGATTCATTCACGAGAGCCCTGTTTGGTCGGTGTGTTTCCAGCCCCGCACCGAACATTCCACCGACTGCAAAGGACACCACAAATGAGCGTCTACGCACTGAAGCAACCGCGTCCCGGAGGGGGCGAGTGGATCCAGGAGCACGACAGTCTGGAGGCCGCACTCCAGTTCCAGTCGCATAGCGGCGGCATCCTTGTCCGGCGCGAGGCCATACCTGGGCAGCCTGGACTGTGGTGGGTAGAGGTCAACACCGACGATCTGCCCAGCGATGTCGGATCCGTTGTGCAGTCTGAACCCAACCAGGAGAGGGAACAGTGAGCATCCCCGAGCTGATAATGGCGGCGGCTAAGAGGGTTCCTACATGCAAGGACTGCATCGCCGAGGGGATCACCACGATCCGCAAGCCTGCGCTCACCCGCGCCGGCAACCCAGTCCCCGGGAAGCGGTGCGTGACGCACCACCGTGCCCGTCGGAAGGCCGCGCGGGAGACCGCACGGGAGCAACGCCTGATCGATACCTACGACATCGACCTGGATGAGTACGACAAGATCAAGGCTCATCAAGGAGGCAAGTGTGCTATCTGCCGTATCGCCACCGGAGCCAGGCGCGCACTCGCCGTCGATCACGACCATGCAACGGGTTACATCCGGGGCTGTCTCTGTAAGCCCTGTAACGTAATGATGGGCCGCGCAAGGGATTCCACGGAGTTCTTCGAGCGCGCTATCGAGTATCTGAAGAGCCCGCCCGCGTTCGCGGTGATCGGGAAACGGATCGCTCCGATCGAGCGAGAGAAGCTTTCGGCACGCGCCGAACTTGACACGTAACCACTAGGAAGGAAACACCATGAACCATCCCGTACCAACCGCCCGCCCGAACCTGATCCGTCAGCAGGTCCTGGCCGCGCTGCTCAACCCGAAGACCTACAAGCTCGCCCGGAACGTCTCGGAAGAGAACATCGACCGCACGGCCCGGAGGTGGGGCAAGTGAGCTGGTTAGCGGTCGCGGCGTTCTGGCTCATTCTGACCGGACTTGGCACGCTCTTCTCGATCGCCGTGGTGATCGCTGGTGTCGGCGAAGACCTGGCCTGGTTTTGGTCGGGGATCGCAGGCACAGCGGTGCTCGGCACGGCCGCATCCCTGCTGTGCGGAGTGGTGTTCTGATGGCCGGCTGGATGAAGATCGAGGCGTTCATCAAGGTCGATCCGACGGTGGACACCGAGGACGTCTACAACCTGATCGACGAGACGCTCAAGCGCGAGTTCCCGTACCACGAGGGCATCGAAGTGTACGAGGTCGTCCGGTGGAACCTTCACAAACGCTGATCGCGAAGGTCATCGAGCGCCTGGCCCCTGACTGGGTTCCGCCCGAGGACACGGGCCGGGTGTGGATTCCCTGCCTCTGCTGGGCCCACGAGGAGTCGCGGCCGTCTGCCGCGGTGTCGTACCAGCTGAACGCCTTCAACTGCCTCGCTTGTTCGGCGCGGGGCAACGCGATCACGTTGCTGATGACTTACGAGGAGGTGAACTATCAAACAGCAGTCGAAAGAGCACAAGAGCTATCTCCTTCAGGCGTCGCAGCGTTATCACAAAGCGCTGGCTGGGTCCGCGGCCGAGGAGTATCTGGCAACCCGCGGGCTGACCGCGCCGGCTATCGCAGAGGCGGTGACGCAGTTTCGCCTCGGGTACGTGGAGGAGCCGCTGCCGGGTCACGAGATGTACAAAGGGATGCTCGCTATCCCTTACCTGCGATGGGCTCCGGACGAGCGGTGGCAGGTGGTCTCGCTGAGGTTTCGTCGCCTAGACGCCGCCGAGGGTAAACCGAAGTACCTGACCGTCCCGGGCGACACCGGACGGCTGTACAACACGCTGGCGCTGCTGCAACCGGCTCAGCGCGTCGGGATCGCGGAGGGCGAGATCGATGCGTTGACAGCGTCTGTCGCGGGGCTCCCCACGGTCGGGGTCCCCGGAGCGCAGGCGTGGAAAGAGCACTTCCGCGAACCGTTCCTCGGATACCGGGAGGTGCTGATACTCGCGGACGGTGACGACGCGGGGATGCAGTTCGCCGAGACGGTGGCGGGTGTTCTGCCCAACGCCAAGATCATCCCGATGCCCGATGGCTCGGATGTCAACGACCTGGTGCTCAGCCAGGGAGTACAAGCACTGAAAGACAAGGTAGGGATATGACAGAAAGCATCCTGGAAGAGGCGCAGCGCCTGATCCACGGACCTCGAAACAAAAACTACGGACACCCCCGGGAGAACTTCGACGACATCGCCGAGTTGTTCTCCGCGTACCTGGAGCGTCCGATCACTGACCTGGACGTCGCGAACCTGATGATCCTGGTCAAGGTGGCCCGGGTGAAAGGTACGGGGTACCACCGGGACTCTTATACCGACATCGCGGGTTACGCCGGCTGCGCCGCGCGGATCTACGAGGAGCCGGTAGAGGAGGACGGTCAGCTCGCCCTGTCCGACGAGGCTGGGAACGTGACGCCCGAGCTAGAAGACGCGCTCTCGCTGAACGACCCTTTTTTGGCCGACGACTTGATTCGTAACGAGAACGAGGACTCGCTGTCTTGGGTGGATGCGCTCAACGACATCACGTACTCGGACGGCGAAGACGAGGACGCTCTCGTGGATCTGGACGAGCCGAGGGTGTGGAAGCGAATCCAGGACGTCCCCACGGATGTCGTCGTGCGTGATGCTGATGGGGACACGTTCCACTGGGTGGATGGGGAGCTGTACATCGGCGACTTCCCTTGGGGCTGGGTCTCGTCGACCTTTAACGATTCGGTCGGCCCGTTCACCGAGGTCGTCGAGTGAGCGACTACCACGACATCCACCGCAGCATCGAAACCCCTCAGAGCGGCATGTCCTTACACATCGACCTCGACACCGTCACCTACACATCTGTCACCAACGCGATCAACGCGCTGGACGACGTCTACCGATCAGTACGCGCGGAGCTATCCCTCCTCGCAGAGAAGGGAACCAAATGACTAAACGAATCGTCTTTCTACCCGACACTCAGTTGCCTTTCGAGGCGCGCAAAGAGATGCAAGCGGTCATCCGCTTCATCGGGGATGTCCAGCCGTACGGCGTGGTACATATCGGTGACGTCCTAGACCTGCCACAGCCCTCGCGCTGGAACCGAGGAACCAAGGGCGAGTTCGAGGGTTCGGTGTACCGCGACGCGGACTACGCCAAGAAGAACCTGATGGAGCCACTGCGCAAGGTCTACGACGGCTGGATCGGGATGCACGAGGGCAACCACGATCTGCGAGCCCGCGAGTACCTGGCCAAGAACGCCCCGGCCCTGGAGGGTACGCACGCTTTCGACATCGACGTGCTGCTCGACTTCGACGGGTTCGGTGTGGAGCTGCTGCCTGACTTCTACGACATCGCTCCGGGCTGGATCTCCACTCACGGGCACATGGGCAAGATGACGCTATCCCAGATCGCCGGATCGACAGCGCTCAACGGTGCCAAGAAGTTCGGCAAGTCCGTGGTCTGCGGCCACACGCACCGGCAGGCTGTCGTCTCGCACTCGTTCGGGTACGGCGGCTCGGTCCGCAAGACCGTCACCGGCATGGAAGTCGGGCACCTGATGGACATGAAGAAGGCCAACTATCTAAAGGGCGGAGCTGGGAACTGGCAGATGGGCTTCGGGATGCTCACGGTCGACGGCAAGCATGTCAAGGCTGAGATCGTCCCGATCCTGGGAGGCAAGTTCACCGTTGACGGCCAGGTCTGGGAAGTCTGACGCCGTGGCCTTGACACGTAACGGGAACGTTCTGCCGTACCTGCACTTCGAAGCCCGGTCCCGGGAGATTCCCCGGGTCGAGCTGATCGAGGTTCTGGTCGAGGAGACCTACGCCAAGCGCAGTCTGGAGCCGGTGAATGGATGACTCTCTCCTGGACAAGCGCCTCAGACGAGGCGCGAAGTCCGCAGGGGTGGAGTGGTCTCTGACCGCCGATCAGCTGGAAGACCTGACCGGGGACCTGTGGGTCGCTGTTCTGGAGAAGTCGTCGCGGATGACCGCGGCTACGCAGCCGTCGGAGGGCGAGGCTATCTCGTTCCTGCGCCGTCACGCGTATCAGATCCTGAGCGAGTCCGCGTTCGCGGACGACCTAGCCCGGGGTGACTGGGACTACTCGTCGGAGTCGATCAAAGACGCGCTCAAAGGCCGATCGGACAACGTGTACCTGATGGAGGTGATTCCGCAGGCTGTCTCCCAGCTCGTGGATCGCCACCCGCCGTACGCCGAAGCGCTCAAGGTTCGGTACATCGACGGGGTGGTTCTGCGGAACCAGGCCGCCAAGGACCGGCTGAAGAACGCTCACCGCGCGGTGCTCGAAGAGGTCCACAAGGTCATCAAGCAGACCGACGACCACGACGGCCCGGGCTCACGGTCCAAGGTGTTCCCGGACTCGATCCGGACACACAACGGCCCGGGTGACCCTGTCGGGGAGATGGCTACTCGTCTCGCTGACGACGGGTGGAAGTCAGCCGGCGAGGACGGTCTGACGTACCGGGAGCTGTTCGACCTGGCTACCGCCGAGCAGGTGACCTCCAGTGCTCCGAAGCATCGCCGGGCGTGCCCGGTGTGCCACCACATAGTGCCGATCAGCTCGGGACGGTTCAGGGACCACCTGATCCCGTCTTGCGCAGGGTCAGGGGCTGTCGCGTGAACATCTTCGACGGCCAGTTCAGCGGTATGCCCGGCGTCGACATGTACCGAGCGTGGGTGACGCCTGAGCTCTACCCCAACAAGAAGCGGGCTCTCATAGAGAACTGGGACCCGCAAGATATCGAGATGTACGTAGGAAGGGCAACGCATGACTCGTGATGACGAGGCATACCAGCAGATGCTGGCTGACGGCGTGATCAAGGAGGCACGTATCACTCTGGAGATCGGGGACGAGAAGCTCATGTCCATAGCCACCTACGGCCCCGACTTCGAGAGCAGCCCGAGGTTCAAGCCATCGGCTTCCAGCAACCTTCTGCACGCCATGTTCACAGGGCTTGTGGAGCGGGGCTATCTGGACAGGGACTGGGCACCGGCGCTGACCCGCCCGATCGACTGATGGCCAAGAAGCTAGACCCGAAGAATCCGAAGCATCAACGGGCTGTAGCCAGGTTCCTGATCGAGTTCATCGAGGAACTAGACGAGACACCGAGTTCTTACTGGCTCGGTCAGTCAGCACGACTGTGCTCCGCGCGTGCGGCGCACTTGACACATAACAACCGGAAGGAAACCGAATGACTGTCACCACCGATCCCTGGGCCTCGAACGACAACGGCCCCGAGCAGCCTGTCGCCACCACCGCTCCTGCAACCACCGTGGTCAACAACAGCAGCAACGTGGCACCCGGCGAGGGCAAGATCGTCACCACCCTGAAGGGCGGCCGGGACTACGACGCGCCGTGGATCGTTATCCACGCTTCGTCGGTCGAAGAGTCCGACGCACTGCTGGACGCGAAGTTCAAGGACTACATGGACAAGGTGAAGAAGGTCGCCGCGGCGTTCGCGGGCGGATCAGCTGCACCGGCTCCCGCGCAGTCCTCGGGCGGCGGGTACCAGCGCCAGGCTCCGCAGGGTGCGCAGGAAGCTCCGGAGTGGGCTCCGCCGAAGCCGTACGACGACTTCGTCTACAAGACCGGGGTGTCGAAGAAGACCGGCAAGGTCTGGCACGCGTGGATGCCTCCGACCAAGGATGACGGTCGCGACGCCAAGTTTTTCTATGCAAATTAACTTGACTCGTAACCACCTAGGAGGGTGTAATTGAGCGAGGAGATCAAGGTTCCGAAGTTCATGGTCATGCTCCAGAACGGGTTGTTCTGGACGTTCCCGGACGACTGCGAGTACCGCATCAGCTCCGATGAGCTGTCCGTCGACTTCGGGGAGGGGGAGTACCGAATCTTCCCGATCAAGAACAACATCGCCTACTACGGCCGGGTGATGGTCAAGGAAGAAACCCCGGAGGGGCAGATCCGACGGGAGCTGGGACTCTAACGTCTCCAGCTTGATTCGTAACGAAGGGAGGGGCGGGTGAAGCAACACCGCTACCAGATCAAGGACGAGACAGTTCTGGTCAACGTCGTAGAGCACGAGGATGATCTCGACGGGTTCGAGAGCTTCATCCGCTCCAACCTCCGGATTCTCGGCCTCGATACCGAGACCACGGATCTGGGGATCTACAAGCCGGACTTCGGTATCCGGCTGATCCAGTTCGGTAACCCGTGGGAGTCGTGGGTTCTGCCGGTGGAGCGGGGCGGCGCGTTCGTAGGAGCCGCCGTCACCGCTCTCCAGAAGGTCCAGCGCTTCGTGATCCACAATGCCGCGTTCGACCTCCAGGTGATCGAGCGGACGCTCGGTGTGCCGATGGAGCAGATGTGGCCGAAGGTCGAGGACACCAAGATCTACTCGCACCTGGTAGACCCCCGGGCCTACAAAGAAGGCGGGACCGGACACAAGCTGGAAGAGCTGACGAAGTTCTACATCGACCCGGTGACCGCCGAAGAGGTCAAAGCATCGATGGCTAGCCTGGCCAAGAAGCACAAGACCACCAAAGACAAGATCTGGGCGCTGGTCGACCTGGACGACCCGGACTACGAGCTGTACGCCGGCATGGATACGATCCTGGTGTCCCGGCTGCTGGGCAAGGTAGCCCCGCTGGTCCCGGAGTCGTCGCACAAACTGATCCCGTACGAGCACAAGCTCGCCGAGGTGATGTCGTACGTCGAACGCACCGGGTTCCTGCTGGACGTCGACTACTCGGAGAAGCTGTCCGCGGACATGCTGAGGAAGGCCGAGCACTACACCGCGGTGGCTCGGTACGCGTACGGGGTCGACTCGGTGAACTCCACCGAGAAGCTGGCCGACGGCCTGGAGCGCACGGGCGTGAAGATCAAAGGCCGCACGGCCACGGGTAAGCGCCAGGTGAACGCCGAGCTGCTGGAAGCTCTGGCGGAGGAAGGCAACGCGCTGGCGAAGGCTGCGATCGAGGCGAAGAAGTGGGGTTCCTGGGAGAAGACCTGGGTCCGCAACTTCATCGAGCGGCGGGACGCTGACGACCGGGTCCACCCGGGGATCAATCCGCTGCAGGCCCGTACAGGCCGCATGAGCACGTCTAACCCGTCGGCTCAGAATCTGCCGGCCAACGACTGGATGGTTCGGCGCTGCTTCATCGCCGATCCTGGCGAGCTGATGGTCTCGGTCGACTACCAGGCGCAGGAACTCCGGGTTCTCGCCGCCCTGGCCGATGACCGCACCATGAAGCGCGCGTTCGAGGAGAACGCCGATCTCCATCAGATCACGGCCGACGCCTCGGGCGTCGATCGGAAGGTGGGGAAGATGGTCAATTTCGCGTATGCATACGGGTCTGGTCCTGCGAATATCGCTGCGCAAGCAGGGATTTCGTTCCAGGAGGCTAAGAAGGTGATTGCGGGGTTCGAGAAGTCCTATCCCGGAGTCACCGCGCTGTCCAAGAGCCTGCAGCAGGAAGCCGCTGCCCGGGGGTACATCGTGACTCCGACAGGTCGCCGGCTGCCGGTAGACCCCGACAGGGGCTATGCGGCTCTTAACTATGCAATCCAGAGCGCCTCAAGGGATGTCACGGCGAGCGCCGTCATCCGCCTTCATGAGGCTGGCTTGACTCGTAACATGCGCCTCGTCGTCCATGACGAGGTTCTGGCCTCGGTCCCTGCCTTAGAAGCGGAGTCCATGGCGAAGGAAATCGGACGAATTATGGAAATGGAATTTCGGGGGGTCCACATTGGAACAGATCCGGAGGTCCAAGGACCTACCTGGGGCCATGGATACGGCGCGCCCTATTGATGGGTGTCCGGGGTTCTTCGTGACCCGGGACGGGCGAGTATTCGGTCCGAGAGGCGAGAAGGCGCAGTCCACGATGAAGGGCTACGGGTACAAGTACGTCAGCTTCTGGAAGGACGGTCCACTCTCTGGTGGCGGAGGCCTTTATCGGAAAGGTGCCCAAGGGAATGCACGTGATGCACGGCCCTGGGGGGAAGCTGGACAACCGTGTGGAGAACCTGAGCATCGGCACGCCTAAGCAGAACGCGGCCGACAAACGACGGGACGGCACGCACCAGAGCGGCCACCTCGTGCCCGTAGCGAAGCTGACTCCTTATGAAGTCATGCATATCCGCACCCACAAAGGCGCGTACCGCGGGGTTCAACGGGATCTGGCCCTCGCTTACGGGGTGGTGGAGTCCGTGATCTGCAACATCATGCGCGGAAACACTTACCCATCTCTTTGACACGTAACGGAAGGAACAACGTGGAGTTTCAGGACTTTCTAGACAAGTTGTACCAGGTGTTCTCGCAGACCACCGGGGCTGAGGACCGGTTCTGGACGGTGACGAAGATCGTGCACGGTGACGACGAGCTTTTCGAGGTGTACGCGGTCGGCGAGGACGAGGACGACCCCTGGTTCATAGGCACCTTCAACTCGGAGGTAGACGCCGACTTCACCGCGTCGATCCACGGCGCTATCGCAGACCTGGTGCGCCGGTCGATGGAAGCGGTCGACGACGCGGCTCGGCTGGAGCTGGAGCGCGACAACCTGATGGGCCGGGTCTTCGACCTGGAGCTGGAGATCCAAGGGCTCAAGAGTGAGCTGGGCCGTTACGAGGGGTTGGAATGAGCAAGCACGGGTACGTCAGGTTCACCGCAGACCCCGAACAGATTGTGCATCTCTGGGTTCAGGATCGGAGCGTTCGGTGGCTGGGCCTGACCCACGTGCGGGAATCGGGACGCCACCGGCTGCCGGACGTCCGATTCAGCCAGGAGCTACCCGGCGGGACGGTCTACTGGTCGGTGAACCGGAAGGGCTTCTTCCGCCGGGACGACAGCCTCCCATCGGGGTGGGTCCAGCGCATCTACCCACGTGTAGCTACCAACTTCAGGACCGCGGAATGAAGCGGGTGCGTGAACTGGTGCTGATCCGGATGCTCGACCACGAGGTTCGGCTGGAGCACCTGATCCAGATCGTGCGGGGGTGGTTCCGGTGAGGGAGCTCTGGGGTAACGACGCCAGGAAGTGGCTGATCCGCAAGAGCCCGCACACCCAGGAGTGGATCGTGTTCCCGTCGGTCGGATCGTTCTACGGCGTCATCACGTTCCACCCGGACTACGAGTCGGCACGGGCCGACTTCATCAGACAAACAAGGAGGCCACAGTGGCAAAAGCAGAAAACAGCATCACCGTCAAAGTAATCCCTGTGATCCTCACACCCGAGGAGGTGCGGCAAAAGATCGTCGACGTCATCTCCGACTGGGTCACGATCTACTCCTGTGACGCCGAGCAGGTGGCTGCCGATATCCTGGAGGGGATCACGCTCGTCCAGATGGAGGCGGACGAGTGAGCAAGAAGACGCAGAAGAAGGCGAAACCTTTGCAGGTCGAGGATTGGCAGGTAGACCTCCTCCACATGCTGCACGTGCTGGTCGAGCAGACGAAGCCGAAGACGTCCACCGTCTCGCACGCGATGGCCCAATACACCCCGGAGCAGCTGGCCATGATCACCGACCGCCTTACCGAGGCGGTGGATCTGCTGAAGATCATCTCGACGCAGACCCGTCAGTCAGAGGTGATTGCGGTGCGTCAGCATGACGATCCGGAACTGCAGCGTCGTAAGGTGAGTGCGGCTCAGGAGATCGAGGCCATCCGCGCCGAGGAGGCCGAGCGCTACCACGCCTACCGTGACAAGCCTCTGCAGCCGTACGTGCGGGTCCACGAGGCCCCGTAAACCCCTCTAGCACCCACGCTGACGGACTCAGCAGTACAACTGAATAGAGACTACCAGAGAGCCCTCTGCGTGCCCTTACACGGCGCGTAGGGGGCTTTTCTGCGTTCTCAGGGTAGTCGCTCTACGACATCCCGGTGTGTAGCCGTTCGACCACGCTACCGAGCCTGAGATGCTGCTCGTACTCCTGCAGATCCCCGAAGTCGATCGTGCGAGTCAGCCCGCCGCGGACGTCGAACGTCAGCCGAACGTTCATCGACCGAAGCCAGGTGTTCTTACCCGAGGTGTCCTGCCCCCGCCACCAGTCCCCGAACCGCTGCCCGGTCTCGCGCCACTCCCAACCCGACGGGCGAGCCTCTAACCCTTCCAACTCCTCTTGCCGCGCGGCCAGCGCCGCAATACGAGCATCCAGTGCTTCGCGCTGCGGAGAGCCGACCCGGTAGGCCGGGGAGCCGATCAGCGACGTCAGGTCCACCAGCTCCGCGTTCACCTCCGCGAGTTCGACCGCCGAGTCCGAGCCGGCTACCCAGACTTTCTCCAGACGCTCCGAGTCTCCGAGCAGATCCAGCACCTGCTCCTCGCAGAACGCGTCCCACTCGACCATCGCGACCGTGCCGTTGCCGCACCGCTGCGCCCAGCCCCACGACCGGCAGCGGTAGCGAGCGTTCTTCCTACCGCCCCCGGTGAACTTGTACGCAGGCTCCCCGCACACCGCGCAGAACAACACCCGCAGCAGCAGCGACGGGGTAGACACCGCGGGCTTGGTCCGGTCGGTCTTCACGAGCTCGGCGCGCAGCGCCTCCAGCTGCTCACGGGTCAGGATCGGCTCAGACCGCACCAGCGGGGCTCCGTCGTCGTCTCGGACGGTCTTACCGTTCAGAGTCGCGTACCCGAGCATCGCCTCGGAGATCAGCGAGCGCTTCAGCGCGGTAGCCGACCACTCCCGGCCCTGCGGCTCACGGCCTTGCAGCTTCGCGAAGTAGTCCTTCGGCGACAGGACACCACGCCGGTTCAGGTCGTGGGCCACCAGGTGCAGCGGCTCGTGGTTGTCGACGACGCGGTGATACACCTCGAGGATGCGCTCTCGCTGCACCGGGTCCGGCACCAGCCGCCACTCCCCGTCCACGCGCGTAGGCAGGTAACCCCACGGCGGCAGGGAGCCTCGGTATTTCCCGGCGCGGATATTGAAATGCGCCGCCGAACGGTTCCGCTCTTTGATCGCTTCTAATTCCATCTGCGCCACCGTTCCCATAAGCGCGATGACGACCGCCGCGAACGGCGTTGTCGTGTCGAAGTGGGCTTCGGTCGCGGAGACGACCAGCTTCTTGTGGTCCTCGGCCCAGTGGACCAGCTGCTGCAGATGCCGGATCGATCGGGTCAACCGGTCTACCCGGTACGCCACGATCACATCGAACGGTTGCTCCTCGAACGCTAGCCACCGGGCCAGGTTCGGTCTGCGCTTCCGGTCGAACGGATCGACCGCTCCGGAGACGTCCAGATCCTCCGCTACCCCGACCACTTCCCAGCCGCGCTGGGCGCAGAGCTGCTGGCAAGACTCCAGCTGACGCTCCGGCGAAGTCGTAGCATCGGTGACGCGGGACAGGCGGATGACTACCAGGGCTCTCATGGGTTTGTACCGTACACCACTGAGACCGCGGTGGTTGACCAGACAAACCACGAAGACACAGGTCATCACGGCCACACCCACTGAAACAAGAAAAGCCCCCTACCTAGCCTTCGCGGGCCGGGTAGGGGGTTTCTTGGTATGCGGGGTTTAGATCACCACGGATCGGTGGTCTCGGTCTTGCCGCGGCCTCCGCCGCAGTGGCGCTGGCACTTGTAGACGTGCTTGGTGCCGTCCATCTTGTACGAGCCGTCGGCGTGCTTGGCGTAGGTCCAGTCAGCTCCTGCACCGCCGGAGCCGGTAGCGCAGGCGTGCTTGTAGATCTGGCCGTGACCGAAGCCGTGGTTCGAGCAGTGAGCCGGAGCAGCCTGGGCGATCGGTGCGATACCGAGCCCGAGACCAGCCGCGAGGATGCCCGCGGCAGCGATAGTGCGTAACATAACAGTGCCTTCCTGATGGTGGGTGTGCGACCGACGGGGTTGGTTTCTCAGGCCTTAGCCCCGCCGGTCGTTCTCTTGCAGGCGACTTTACTCGTAACCGGGTTACGTGTCAAGCGCGGGTTATTCCCACTCGATCAGGACGTAGCCGTCACCGCCCGCTCCGCCGTAGCGACGAGCATTAGTCCTATGACCGCCACTTCCGCCACCACCTCCGCCGTATTTACCTCCGTTACCGCCGTGACCGGTGGTTGTGGACCCGCTGTTGTTGCCACCGCCACCGCCTCCTCCAGCGCCTGGGTTACCGCCGGTTTGGTCGGTTGCGCTGGACCCGTTGGCCCCGGCACCGCCCCGCGCCCCTCCGGTACCGACCGCGGAGTTACCTCCTCTGCCCCCGGGAGTCTGGCTATTAGAGTCCGAAACCCGGCCGCCTCCGCCGCCGCCCGCACCTGCACCGCTCGGGTTATCTCCGCCATCTTCCGCAGAGCCTGCCGACGCGCCCCCTTACCCCCGGGCGCGCCGGGGATAACGACGGCCCCGGCAACCCCGGAGACGATGCTCGTCAGGCTTCCAGCGCCCCCGGACACCTGCGTACTGCTACCGGACAGCGCGACCGCGCCGCGCGCCCCTCCTCCTGCGATCAGCGACACAGATCCGGACAAGAACGAGGACGATCCCCCGTCGGTGCCGCCAAATCCTGTCGAGCCTCCACCGGTATACGCCCCGCCGAGTCCTAAGACGACGCTGTAGGAGGAACCCATAGCCTCGCGAGGCACCCACACGCGGGGAATCTTTGCCCCACCCGCTCCGCCGCCGCCGCCGCGGCGGTAGGTATCATCGAAACTCTGGTAGCCCGCACCGCCACCGCCGCCACCGCCAACGAGGGTCACCCAGCAGCCCGAAGCGCCCTCGGGTACCTGCTCGTCGATCAGATCCTCGTAGCCAGGGTCTTCGCTGGAGATCGTGAACGGGGTGAAGTCCGGAACCGGAGGCCAGATCTTCATCGCGCCGACGTAGACCTTCGCCGCAGCATCCCCGACGAACACACCGACAACGTCGAGGCCACCGACCTTCAGACTCATTCGATGACCACGTAGATCGTGTCAGGGTCCGGGGACCCCAGCTCGTCGTAGTCCTCCTGGGAGATCACCAGGATCGACTTACCGTCGAGCGCGTCTTGCATCGCGTTGTGCTCCGAACCCAGCTGGTTCAGAAACGCCGCGTCAACCTGCTGACCGACACCGTCTGTCCAGTTCTCGGGAAGTGCCATGCGTGCTCCTTAGAAGCGGATAAACCCGTCGGTCGACCAGATCACACGGATGTCCGACCCGTTCGGGATGACGAATTGGTAAGTAGGGGAGTCGTGATACGACAGCAGCGTCGACGTAGACGAAGTACCGGTGTGCTTGTAGACGATGACCGCCTCACCCGTGTCACCCGTAACTTCGGGGAACACCGTCGGGTCAGCCTTCACCCAGCCGGCGGAAGTCACCGACTTACCGGTCAGGCTCTCCGAGACAGCGATGATCGCCCCGGACGGGATGTTCGCCAGCGTCGTGTGCGACGTCAGGTTCACGGTGTAGTCGTCAGCGTCGATCATCAGCGCCCGGATGTCGTCGTTCAGCCAGTCGATATCGCCTCTGGCTGCCGCAGCACGGCAGCTGTTGTAACGAGCAGAAATCTCTTGTCTCCTTAGATCTCGAACGGCACGTCAGCCGGGATCTGGTTGTCACCGGTGGACTCGACCGTCAGGTACAGCGTCGGGTCGCGGACCTCGTCCTCGTCCTCAGCAGGATCAGGACGGAAGATCCAGTCCCGGTGACCGGTGGACTCGGGGTTCAGCAGGTAAGCGATCTGGTAGAACAAATCGACCGCGTCGGCGTGCCCAGCGAAGTTGTTCAGCATCGTTGCGATGACCGAGCCGTCGTCCTGGTTGTAGAACAGCACCGCGATGTAACCGCCGAGGTTGCCGACCCATCCGAGCCAGTGCCCCCAGCAGATCGAGTTCAGACCGAACCCCATCCACCCCGGGCCCTGATGAGGTCCCGCAGGCTCGTACTCGACGTATCGTGTGAAGATCTCTTTGCGGAGCTGGTTCATCTCCTCGGACAAGAACTCGCCCTCGTACAGCGCTTTACCGAACTTGACGAAGTCCTCCATGTTCCCGGCGAGAGAACCGGCCGCGTCCGACCACGTCGTGGACACCGCGGTCCACTCCAAGTCCTTGGACGTCGGGTATCCGAGAAGCCCAGCCAGGAACGCGAACGGCCCCAGGATTGCCTGAATCTGCGGGAGCGCCATGTTAGGCGTCCACCCGCGGACGTACGGCTGGTTCATGTAGTTCGTCGTCGGCCAGTGCAGAGACTCCATGCCGACGGTGTTCTTCCACTCCTCGACGATGAGTTCCCGGGCCGAGCGACCGGTGTAGAACTCCGCGTCGCACCATTCGAGGATCTTGCCCATCAGCAGCGTCGCTGCGTTCGAGTAGTGCGAGTCGGTACCCGGCTCGAACACCGGGGTAGACGCACGGATGTAGGCCAGCGGGTCGTAGTTCAGCGTCGGGTTGAGGAAGTACGTCTGCTGAACCGCCGGGTCGCCTTGCAGCCAGTCCTTCAGACCGTCCTGGAACAGGAGCAGGTACCGCACGGTGATCTTGTCGCCGTTCGGGATACCGTCGATGAACTGGTCGAGCGTGTCGTCCCAGTCGACGTGACCCCGGTCGATCTCCCGGAGGAGCAGCGTGTTACACGCCATCTTCGAGCACGATCCGTACCGGAAGTTCTGCTCCAGGAACAGAGGCTGATTCTTGGTGCGGTCCCCGCCGTACGCTTTGTAGTACGACCCGGTCGGAGTTTCGATCCCGACCATCGCGCCGTCCGCTTCTTTACCAGAGGTCGGCTTCATCTTCGCCGCCACCAGCGCGTCGATCTGAGCCCGCACCACCGGGTCCAGCGGATCGGCGGGAGACAGCTCATCGGTAGCGGCCTCCGCCTCCAGCTCAGCCAGCGTCTTGGGCTCCGACTCGTTACCCGCCATGTCGATCGCGGTGACCGTGATCTGCTCGGAGTAGTCGGTGCCCGGAGTCAGACCGGTGATAGTCACCGACCCGAGCTCCGTAACCGGGGATGTGTTCTGGCGTACGCCGTTGCGGTACACGTTGTAACCGCGAAGTCCGCTAGGCATCGTCGACAGCTCCCGAGGGTGTGATAGTGATCGAGGTGGACGTCGCAGACACGTCGACGTGCAGCGCAGAGACGTTCGGAGGCGTAACGTCGCCTTCGCCGTCGCCCACGACCTCACCGGGCAGAGCACCCTTGCGGAACTGGACAGCCGCGCACGCGGGCCCACCGGGGCCGCCTTGGGTGTAGATACCGAGCCAGTGACCGCCGTTACCGCCGCCGCCAGGCTTGGTGCCAGCGCCGCCGTACGCGTGCTGATCGCCGCCAGCGGCCAGCTTCAGGCCGTTGTATTCGACTTCCTCGATGCCTTTACCGACCGGCTTGCCGAGCGCCACAGGACGCTGACCGGAGCCGTTAGAGCCGTTGGCAGCGGACACCTCGAACCCGGGGATCGACAGCTCAGCGCCGTCCCACTCCAAGATCGTGGTGGTACCGGAGAAGTGCTCACCACGGGTCCAGGTCACGGTGTTGACCGAGCCAGGCTGACCGGGGTTGCCGTAGAACCCGAGGAACCCGTCGGCACCCTCGCCACCCTTACCGGTGACGATCGCGTCGATGCGGTCGCACCACGCCGGGACCGGGATAGCCACAGGCTTCTCGAAGAACTCGACCTGCGGGTCGTGGTGATCCGAGCCGGTGCCGGTGTCCACCGCGATACCGACGCGGGGGACGTTGTCGGTCCAGTCGACATCGGCTTTGTCCAGCGTGGCCGGAGGAAGAGAAGGCGTCGACAGCGAGCGGGTAGCCCCGACGTTGCCGATCGGAGCGCCGTCGTTGTCCGGGAGGTTGAAGTCCCGGCCGCGCATCGTGTGCGTGCCGCCGACGGCGATGAACTCGTACGCCAGCAGGTCGCCGGCTACAGCCGCGATCGGGGTAGTGAGTTCGTAAGCCATGTTCGCGCCGGGAGACGCGGAGCCCGCCAGCAGACCCGCGATGTTCTCGGACTGGTGGATCAACTCGCCCAGCTCCGGATCGGAGCGGTCGTCGACGCAGCGGTAGACGTTGATGTAGAACTCGGTGATGCCCGAGGTGCCCCAGCCGATCCAGGTGATCAGACCGATAGGCATCGACTGCTCGATGACATCGAACGCGATGATCGAAGTGCCGGGGACGACCGAGACCGTGGAGTTCAGGGTGTCCAGGTCGAAGTTGCCGCGCTCGGACTTGTACAGCCCGGACTTCGGCTTCTTGTTGTTCTGGATACCGAGGATGTCCCAGGCGAACCCGCCTCGGGCAGCCGCCGAGGAGATCTGCTCGATCAGCGACTGGAGATCCGAGATCCCCGCACCGATGCCGGTGACCCCGACGATGCCCGAGACGATCGCATCGACGATGCGCTTGATGGTCTCTTCGATCGACCCGCCACCGAGCACACCTCCGACCGCACCGGGGCGGATGTTGGTCAGCGAGAAGATCAGGTCTTCGATCGTGTGCCCGATGTTCAAGGTGCCGGTGAGCGCCTGAACGATAGCGTCGATCACCGCGCCGATACGGGCCGCGGCGTGCTCCAGTTCGTCGCGCAGCTCTTGCGGCAGGTACGAGAGGATCTGCTCCAGCACGCGCGGGGTCTCGCGGATCGCGCCCATGATGGCGTCGACCGCGCCGGCTACGGTGTTGAACGCGCCTTCCAGCACGTTCGGGATGAAGTCTTTGAACTTCTGCAGCGCCTCCAGCGGCAGGCGCAGCAGCAGCTGCGGCAGCACCAGCAGCGCGTTGGCCGGGTTGAAGTCCGGGACCTGGAACAGCGACCGGGCGATGTCCTCGGTCATGTCCTGGCCGTAGCGGTAGTCGCCGCCGCCGATGACGAACGCGCCGTCTGGAACGTCAGGTACCCACTGGTCGTCAGCCACTAAGACCTCCGTTACATATCAAGTTCAGAGCAGCAGTTCGGCCGGGGGAGCCGGAGGCTTCCGTCCCGGGATGTGCTTGCTGATCCACGTCTGCAGGACGCGGATGTAATCGATCGACAGCTGCAGCCGGGTCTTGGTCGTGTAGTTCTCTTCTTCGAGCTGGTTGACGCGCACGGTCAGGTCCGCGATCTCCGCTTTGAGCGGGGCGATCAGAGTCACCGCGGTCTCGACGAAGATCTGCGAGGCCTCCGCCTCGGTCTTCTCGATCTCGGCAGGCTCCCGTCGCCGGGAGCGCCACTTCTCGCCGTAGATACCGATCGCGATGCCCGCAGGACCGCTAGCCACCGCCAACCAATCCAGGACCTCGGTCACCGTTTCGTAGGGGTGACGTGGCGGCGGATCACGAATCCGAGGACGAACGGTGCAGCCACCGCGTAGATAGCGACCGCCTGATCGATCCACGAGACGTCGAACGTCTTACCGAGGACGAACCCGGCGAAGCCCAGACCCGCGGCCACAGCGCCGCGCAGCACCGCAGGCTCGGGGACGTACTCCTCGATACCTTCGATGTCACCGTCTTTGTCCAAGTCCCAGCCCAGGTGCGGGATCTCGAAGCCGCCTGTGTCCAGCTCGGAGAGGTCCATCTCTTCGGTAGGCAGATCAGACACGTGCAACGGCTGGGTGTCTTCCAGGTCTGGCATAAGCGGGCCTCTCATTCGACCGCAGCCTGATGCTGCGGCAGGGGTGCGGTAGGAATCAGGCCCATTTGCTTGTAGATGTCGAGCTGGGCTTGCTGCTCTTGCTGGGTGAGCGTCCGAGGATCTTGGACACGGAACTTCGGAGGCTCCGGGGTATCCGAGGGAACCCACTGCGCAGCGGGGTTGTAGTGGCTCCTCGGCCCGCGGGCGGGAGCCTGGAACTTCTTGGTCTGCTGAGGCAGCTTGCTGACGTGGATGTTGCCGTTCTCGTCAGCGAGCCGGCGCAGAGAGTCCACATGCACAATCCCGAGCTCCGTGAAGTGCTTCGACCAGTACTTGGCCATCACCGGGTTAGACAGCGAATGGCCTCCGGACGGGTGGGGGAGTCCCCAGAAAGCCCAGGCGAGGGCTTCCTCCGGCTTGTCCGGGTCGGCGTGTTCTTGGGTCAAGGGTTTGTGCATGTGGCGGGCTCTCTTCGTTACGTATCAAGCTCGGCTGCTACAGAATGCCGAGCTGTCCGAGGTTGGAGTTGATGTACTGGATCAGTTCGAACGCCTTGAGGATCGGGTCCTCGGGCTCTTTGTAACCGATCGTGATGGTCCAGCCCTTCGGGCCGTCGGACGTCCACTCGTAGGTGAGCTTGGTGACCCGCTCCACGAAAATCGTGTACGGATCGGGGTAGCCGAGGACCGTGGTACCGACCCGGTCACCGAGCCAGAAATGCCCGTGACCACGCTCACCGATGATGTACGGGGCAGCGTCGGACACCTGGATCTCGTGCGAGTGCTTCGCCCGGGTAGCCCACTGCTTAGCGCGGGCCGCCATGATCGCGGAGATCGTGAACGCTTTGTCAGCGCCGTCGACCCAACCCTCGTTATAGTGGAAATCCCCGAGCCCGGTGACGATGTCCTCCAGGCCAGCGATCGGCAGGCTCAGGCCTGCTGCGCGGAGCGTGGGAATCTCCATGAACGCGAGGATCACGTTCTCGTACAGCGGACGGGCGACCGCGTCCATGATGCCGCCGAGCGGCGGGAGGTCGATCGCGCCACCGAACGCGCCGAGCGTGGCTAGCTGGGAGTTGATCAGCGACGTCAGGAAGTCGCCGCCCATGTTGATGCCGGCCGAGATGATCTCGTTCACCCCGGGCATCGACTGCCCGCCGAGCACGAACGACGTGTCCGTAGCTTCGGTGTACGTGAACTTCGACGACTCGATGCCGGTGTACGGGGACTCCATGAACACCACGTGCGGGGCCTTCGGGTACGTCCCGAGGAACCCGGGGGTGTAGTACTCGCCCGGGTAGGTCGGCAGACCGGTGTAGATGTCGATGCCCTCGGTCATGCCGTCCGACGCGATGTTCATCACCGCGCGGACCAAGCCGGTCAGCAGCGACCCACCGAACGCTGTCTCCGAACCCCACCCGGAGTTGTCGACGATGTCCCAGACCAGGCAGCCGTGGCGCAGCGGGATCAGCGAGGCGATGCCCTCGATCAGCGGCAGCCCCAGCTCACCGGACAGCTCCGCGAACGGGTGCGGGTCCTCGCCGTGGAAGTACCGGCGGCACACGATAGTGAGCTGCGAGTCGGCCAGGACGTTCTTCGCGGTGTCGTGGAACGACTTGAACCGGGAGAACACGATCGTCAGCGGAGAGTTGTCCGAGAGGAACGGGAACGGCTTGACGATGTTGCGCCAGTTACCGGGGTTCAGCGAGAACGGGAACCACTCGGAGATGTCCAACGGGTTGTCGGGCAGCGTCCACAGCGAGGACTCCAGGCGGAGGATGTTGACGAACAGCGTCAGCAGCAGCGCCCACTTCGCGGGGCCGAACACCACCCACAGCTTCGGGAACTGGAACTCGGGCCGCAGGAACGGGTTCGCCCAGACGTAGATGTGCTTGAGCTCTTCGTAGTCGTGCTTGAACACGACCTCCATGTAGACGTCGCCCTCTTTGGTCCGGACGATGTCGTAGTGGTCCATGCGACCCGTCCACCGGGCGCCCTGCTTGTCGAACGAGACGTGGACGTTGCGGCGAGCGCGGCCTTTGTGGGACGCGATCCACTTCGCCAGGTAGTGGTCCAGCGAGATCGTGATCGAAGCGGTGCCGGTCTCGTTCTCGATGAACTCGAACTTGTGGCTGCGCTCCCCGACGAGCTGGCCGCGGAGCTTGTAGTCGCCGTCCCAGAGGCGGATCAACGGCGGGGCGATCCGCTCGTCTTCCCGCTTCTGGCGGCGCTTCATGACGGTGTCCCAGAGCTGCTGGTGACCCGCCAGGGTTGTCATGTCTGCGGCGGGAGCTGGCATCAGCTCACCCCGAAGCCGAACCCGCTACGGTCTTCCTCGTAGTACTCTTCGTCGTAGTCGGGCTCCTCGGGAGCCAGCTCGAACGAGCCGCCCGTGAGGTTGATGTAGCCTTCCTCGGCCCGGGTGCCCGTGGACTCGAAGCTCAGGACCGGAATCCCGAAGACGCGCAGCGTGTATTTCATTCCAGCCCCCAGGGTCGAGACCAGGCGCGCGGAAGGCGCAGCGTGGCAATCTGCCCGGGGACAGCCCCGGACACGGACAACTTGAACGTGACCTCACCGGTGTACGGCGGGATGTAGTGCAGGAACCGGACAGAGTTCATCCGCTCCCAGATCGGGGAGCCAGACTCCGAAGACACCTGCTCCTCGCGAGGGTCGGAGTCGACGACGACGTTCTCAGCCGGGTACGTGTAGCCCTCGCGGAGAACCACCACGCGGCTGCCGACCTCGAACCCGCCGGTCAGCTCGTCCGTATCGACCGTCATGGTCGGGACGTCCACGCCTTGCAGGTCGTCGGTGAACCGGACGACGTACGGGCGACCGCCGTCGACGTTGGTCGAGGTCTCGATCGAGAGGTCGTCGCCTTCCAGACCGGAGGCGTCACCCACCAGCTGCGGCAGGTTCAACCCGCCAGCAGCGCGCTGGAACGACACGACGTACAGCCGGTCGCCGTCCTGCTCGGTGGTCACCTGGACATCGAGCCCAGCACCGCCCGAGAGCGTGCCGACGTCACCTGTCATCTCGTCGATGTCGATACCGCCGACGCCTTTGCCCGAGGCGTTACCGCCGAACAAGCCGCCGATGAAATCGATGATCCCCGAGATGATGTCGGTGATGATGCCCTGGCTCTGGGCTTCGCCGAACGTGATGCGGTACGGCGAGTGGAACCACTCGTTCAGACCCTCGACCTTGACGTAGTTACCGTCGATGTTCGGCAGGTCCGCGATCCGGGCCGCCACCGTAGCCGGCGTCGCGTTGTACGCGATCGGAGCCGTGGTCTGCCCGTCGAGCGTCAGCGTGAACGAACCCGAGGTCGGTTCCCCGACCAGCTCGACCACCTGGACCTCGTTGATCTTCGTCGACTTCACCTTGACGTCAGCGGAGCCGATCGAATCCAGCCCCACCAACGCGCCCTGAAGGTCGGCGTCGGAGGCGTTGAACGGGATACCGATCGTGGTCTCCGAGCCCAGCGACAGCGTGAACGTGCCGCCCAGAGCGCCGCCTTTGAGGCGAACCGTCTGGACCTCGTTCGTCGCCCCGCCGAGAGACACCTCGACGTCGTTGGCGGAGATACCCGACAGCGCGATCAGCGCAGCGCGGACCGCGTTCGGGGTCGCGTTGTACGCGATCGGCTCGGTCCACTCATCGCCGTACCCGATCTTGAACGTGCCGCCGGTCGGGCGGCCGTCGATGTAGATCTGCTGGACTTCCTCGACGCGCAGACCACCGATCTGCCCGGGCATCCGGATACGCCGGGTGCCGAGCGACGGGTCCTCGTCCTCGTCGAGGTCGAGCTTGTAATCCGGGACCGTCCACAGCGTGGCCGGGGACTTCGGAGCGCCGAGCCACGGCAGCCCCGGGATGTACGGTTCGGCAGGCTTCTCCGACGACCCGGGCAGCGTCCACTTCGGCCAGATGATGTTGTCCGTCGGGTTCGCGTTCGGTACCGTGATCTCGATGTCCTCGACCGGAAGCTCCGGCTGCGGCCACGGCCACGGCAACGGGTTCGGGTCGAACGTCGTGTCCTCTTGGACCTCGATCGGGTAGACGACATCGTCCTCGTACCAGAACGGGTCGCCCGCGACGACGACCATCTTCGTGATGTTCACCTCCCGACCGCGCGGGTCGGTGACCATGTCAGTCGTCGGGGACTCGAACAGCCGCACCTTCAGGTAGCGGTGCCCGGACTCTCCGGTGGTGATGTGGAGCTTCGCGTCGCGCTTGAACGACCACGCTTTGCGCCACGCCGAATCCCGGCGCAGCCAGGTCTCGTCGTTCTCATCGTTGAGGATCTCGACGCCGAACACCAGGTCGCGTCGCAGGACGCGGTGGTTCAGGTACCGAGCGCCGGGGAAGTTCCCCGGCTCCTCGTACGTCGCCTTCACCGGCGGGTCGAGCAGACCCGTCACCTCGGTAGCGAGGTAGATCCCCTCGGTGCCGTTGGTGAGGTCGAACCACTCACCGTTAACACCTTCGAGTTCGACGAGGGTATCGGGGTCCAGCAGTCTGGAAACCATGTAACTCCTCGTTACGTTTCAAGTTAGCGGCGTGTGTAAGTGAGCGCTTGCTTATTCACTTCGTTGTTCTTCACCGCGATAGCGTCGTCAACCGAGTTGACCTGGATGTTCATGACGTTCCCGAGCGCCTGGGTGCCCCAGTCGAGCGCAGCGTTCATACCGTTGGTGAGCGCGCCCCCGCCGATGCCGAGGTCGCCCATCGCCTGGTCGAGGTTCGCCCGAGCGAACCCGGCGACAGCGTCGGTACCCTGCTGCCAAGTCGAGGCGATCTGCTCACCGAGGAACTGGGCTAGCGTCTTCTGCTCACCCATCTGCCCGGTCTGCTGCTGCTGCAGCTTGAGCTTGTCCTTCTCCAGCGCGATCTGATCCTTCTGTGCCTGGATCTGATCGATCTGGTCTTGGATCGCCTTCTTCTCTTCTTTGGTCCCGGCGGCGTTCTTGTCGACCTTCAGCTGCTTGCGCTGCAGCTCTAGCTGGTCGTACGCCAACTTGAGCTCGTCGAGCTGGTTCTTGACGTCCCCGCTCAGCAGCGAAGACCCGGAGGTCAGGTCGGCCGTGGGGGCTGTCAGCTCGCTCGTCAGAGCCGTGGAGGCTGTCGCGGTGTCCTGAAGCGTCGTCTGCAGCCCGGAGAGCTGCTTCTGAGCCTCACCGAAGTTGAAGTTGATCGTGACGTTCTTGGAGTCTCCGAACACCTCCGCGACCGCTTGCATCACCTCGCGGGCAGTGCCGACCAGCTCACCTTGCGTAGATCCCAGGCCGTTGATGAAGCCCTGGCCGGTGTACCGGCCGTATTCGTCCATCAGCTTCGACGGGGAGTGGATGCCGAGGAACCCTTTGACCGCGCCTGCCACAGAGCTGGCGAGCTCCCGGGCCTTGGCGACCGCAGCCCCGACAAGCTCACCGATGCCGTTGATGATGCCTTGCACCAGGTCACGGCCTGCCTGCGCGCCGATGGCGGCGAGCCCCGCCAGAGCGGAGGCGATCTTGCCGGGGAGCGTGGCGACGTACGACGCAGCCTGGTCCACACCAGCGGTCACCGCGGCGACAACCTGGGTCCAGGCGCTCTGCACGGTGGAGACGACGGTGTTCCACGCGGCCGACGCCGCGGTAGTCACGCCGTCCCAGATCCCCGAGAGGGTACCGCTCAGAGAAGACAGTAGGCCGGATATAGCGGCGACGCCTGTCTGGAAGACGGCCTGAACCGTCGCCCAGCCGCGGGCCGCGCTGTTCTGGATGTCGGCCATGAACAGTACGAAGGCTGCTCCGGCGGCAGCCAGCTTGCTGGCGATCCCGACCAGCGGGGTCACGAGAAGCAGGAACATGTTGGCCAGCCGGAGCACCGCGGGCGCCATCGCCAGGAACGTCTGGGTCAGCGGCATAGACGCCTGCCACAGCGCTAGGAACTGCGGGACCATCGGGATGATGCCGGTGGTCAGCAGGTTCAGTATCGACGGGGTGAGCAGCAGGAACTGCCCGGCGAGTTCTCCGAACGACGTGGCTAGCTGCGGGAGAATCGGGCCGAGGCCCGTCACCACAGCATTGGTAAGCTGCGCGAACGACGATGCGAGTTGCGGCAGGATCGGCGCTAGCTGCTCCATCGCCGTAACCAGCGTCGTGCTCAGCGTTGCACCGACCTGCTCCAACACCGGGGCGAGAGCCTTCAGGCTCCCCGAGAACAGCGTTCCCAAGGTGTTCGCCAGGGACACGAAGCCCGGGGTTGCAGCTTCGATCGCAGGGGCCAGCGCTGACAGCGCGGTGCCCAGCGTCCCGAGGATCAAGTTCGACAAGGCGGTGAGGCCAGGCATGAGCGCGACGACCGCGTCTCCAATGCCGTTGAAGAACGTGGCGATCGGCTCGCCCATCTTCCCGAACTGCTCGACGCCGACCTCGAAGATCCGGCCGAACTGCGTCAGCAGAGAGTCGAGGACCGTGGACAGCCCCTGCATCGCGGATTCGAAAGCGCCGCTCGACACCAGGCGATCGACGATCGCGTCGAACTGAACCGAGTACTTCTCCAGCGGGGCCAGCAGCTTGTCGAACGCGCCGGCGCCTGCCGCGGAGAGCTTCAGGAACGACGAGGTGGCGTTCTCGATGACCGGGGTCAGGCCGTGGAACAGCTGCCCTGTACCTGCCAGGATCGCCTGGATAGCCTGCATACCCCCGGACGAGGTGAGTGCGTTGGTGATCCCGGAGGCGATATCCACCATGCCCTGGGCGATGCCCTCGAACCCGGCTTGCAGCTGCGGGATCATCCCGATCCACTGCTGGAACAGAGGTGTCAGACCGGCCTTGAAGACCTCGCCGATACCGTCGCGCAGACTCTGAAGCGCCTCGCCGAAGTGCATGTCTCCGCGGTCGTCCACGGAGAACAGGCCGGACAGTTCGCCTGCCTCTTTGATCCCCTCCAGGCCGAGCGCCAGGGTGGTGGCCCCTGCGCCTGCTGCAGCGAACAGCGACGGTAGCCCTGCCAGCAGCGCGGCCACACCGCCGATAGCGGGGGCAGCCAGAGCGCCGATCGCGAGGAACACCGTTCCCCACGTCATGTCCGGGCTCTTGCTCAGGAAGCTGGTCGAGTCCCCGAAGTCTTTGGCAGCCTTCGTGGCGTTGAAGAACGACTTCCGGGTCTGGTTGACCTGGCTGATGATGGACCGGTCGTACTTGACCTTGACCTCCGCGTCCGGGAGGTTGCGGGTAGCCGCGGCGACCTCGCGCCGGAACGCGCTGGTGTCCGCGGTGACCTTGACCTCGGCACGCTGACCCTCAGCCCAGTCGACGGCGCGCTTCACCTCGCGGTAGAAACCGTCGAGATCGGGGGTGACCTTGATGCTTAGACGGCCGACCTCTTTGCCCGCAGCCATAGGCCACCTCCTTTATTTGCCCGTGGACGGGGCCTTGCGATTACGGGAAGCGGCCATGCGCATGGCCGCGATGTGCCCGAACGAGCCGGGCTTGTACTGCTTGGTCCTCTTCTTGACCTCGGGCACCGGGAACGGCTCGGGCGGCCTCATGCCGCTGCGCTTCTTCTTCGGTGTCTGGGCGAGGAGGTAGTAGAATCTGAATGCTCGGATCTCGTTGACCAGCGCGGCGGTAGTCCAGGCCTTGTCGTCCCAGCCTCGGAACTGTGGCCCGCCCTGGATCTCCGACCAGTAGCGCCCCTCCCGGGGCAGCTCTTTGATCAGGACCAGAAGCTCGATCGGCCCGAGCAGGGAGTCAGTGAAGATGTCCTTCAGGCTGATCCCGTACTCAGACCGCAGGTCGGCTAGGACGGCGTCGCCGTACTCGTCAATCAGTCTTCCGAGCTGGAGGCTTCCCCCATCTGAGACGCCTCCATGTAGGCGTTCAGCACCAGGGTTGCGACGGCGTAGTCACCGTCGAGCGCGTCGAGCAGCGCTTTGGAGTCTTTACCGGCGACGAGGGTCAGCACCTCGAAGATTGCAGCGTTGAACCGCTCGACGTCCTTCTCGGTCACCGACTCCTGGTCGGATTCGTTCTTCTCGTTCACCGACTGGATCACCTCGACCGCTTTCTGAACCTTCTCGCGGTCTGACTTGTTGAGGCGCAGCACGCTGCGCAGGTGAACAGTGGTGTCTTTGTCGATCGCGACAGGGAACGGAGCGCCGAACTTGCGGTCGGCCTCTTCGCGCGCGGTGTCGAGGGAGAAAACGTTAGTCATAGGTGGCAGGCCTTTCGATTGGCGGCGGGCTTAGGTAAAGCGGGGGTGGGGAGCCGCCCAAGGCCCGCCAAGGTGTGCAGGCGGCTCCCCGTTTGACACGGGTTACGTGTCAAGTTCGAATCAGGCGACGTCGACGGTTACGCCGGAGCCGCCCGTGGTGCTGTCAACGCCCAGCGCAACAGCCAGCGGACCCGTGATCTCGAAGTCCGAGCCGTCGGCCGTGACCGTCCACGCAGACTCGGCGACACCGTCATCGACGGCACCGATCGCGGTCTTGATCGCGGAAGCGTTGGCGTTGTAGGCGATGTCGTCGGTGGACTTGCCGCCGACCAACAGGGTGTAGTCACCGCCGGTAGCGCCGCCCAGATCGAGCAGGTACACGACCGGCGCGTCAGCAGCGTTGAACCAGTCCTCTTCGATCCACTCGTACAGGTTGTACGACTGGTAGTCGAGGAAGGTCGCGCGCACCGGCAGAGCGCCGAACTCGTCGGTCGCCAGCGAGATCGCGTCCTCGCGCTTCAGCGAAGCCTTACGGGCGTGGAAGCCGAGGCGAACGTCGTTGTCGACGATCACGATCAGCAGCGCACGCTCGTTCACGACCGAGCCGGACTTCACGCCGAAGATGCCGGGGGTAGCCGACTGGTTCGGGCCGAAGTACAGCTCCAGAGCCGACTCGTCGAACTGGGTCAGGTTGATGACCACGTAGTCCGCGATCTCTTCGGTCTCGACCTCGCGCAGCTTCTTCTTCTGCCACGAGCCGCGGACCTCGGAGTCACCGCCGTCGAAGCCGAACTCGGGCAGATCATCCTCGGAGGTGTGTCCGACGAGCTCCCAGCCGGTGCGGTCCCACGCCTCGGGGTGCTCCAGGTCGATCAGCTTGAGCTGAGAAGGGGTAGGTGCCGCCGTGCCGACCGCAGCGGTGTACACGTACCCCCGCGCGGCAATGAGGACGGCATCATCTTTCAGTGCCATTTGGTTCCTTAGTTCTTAGGGGGCCGGATGCCGAGTCGGATCAGGCCGAAGACGCGCCAGGTGCGGTCAAACGGTGACGGGCCGTGGGACGCACCCAAGGTCTCGGTCACCGAGTGCAGATAGCCGGCTGGCGTTTTGGTTTGAAGACGTGCAGCGCGGTACAAGACCTCTAGGGCGTCCTCGTACATCTGCTCGGTAGTGGGCAGGTCGGCCGCTGAGTAAGCGGTCATCTCGACCACCGGCTGCGTGAACAGCGTCGGATGCTCCGGGCTGCGGGTACCGCCTACGCGACGGACGGTGATCAGCGGGAACGTGCGGGAGTCGATGTCCTCGACCCACGTCCCGACATGCACACCCGCCAGAGACGGGACAGAGCTGATCGGATTGGACAGGTCCTCGTGGCCGCGGAGAATCGGGAGCACGACCTCACCGACGATCGGGAGCTTGCCAGCCATGCGCTACCCCCTCTTCCCGCGCTTAGCGCCGGTAGAGATAGCGGTCTGGCCGCCGAACCCGGCGGCACCGGTGAGGATGTACAGCCCCTGCGGAGCCTTCGTGACGCGGCCGTACTTCTCCGGGTCGAAGACACCGGACGGGTAGTGGCCGTACTCGATCGACTCGGGGCTAGGGGCCTCCATGTTGACGTAGGCATCCACCGAACCGTTGGTCCGAGTGATCTTCGTCAGATGGTCCGGGCCGTGGATCTTCTCCCACTGCGTGCTCGCACGAGCGGCAGCCAGGTTGGCCTTCGCCCGGTCAGCGACCTCGTCAGCTTCGGAGCGCATCTCGTGGACCACGCCGGGCAGGTGCGACACGACTTTGTTCAGACCGGATCGCCCGTAGTACAAAGGCATCAGAACCTCCGAACCACGTATTCGAGGCGGGCGGTGCGGCGAGAGCCGTTGTAACGACGAGGGTCGCCGTACACACCCCAGCGCTCACCGCGCCACACAACCTCGGACCCGGACTTCAACTCGGTCGTGAACGACCGGGGGAGCCGCATCGTATAGACCTGCTCGGTCACGTCGCCGATGTCGTCCATCTCCGCCCGACGGGCAGACGTGCCCGACTGGTTCTGGATCTGGAAGCGAGCGACTGTCTCGACGCCGGTGGCAGAAGGGCCGACCAGGGTGTTGCCCAGCCGGTCCTTCCGAGTCACCTCGGGGTACACCGTTACGGGCTCGTAGTTAGCCCCGTCGTCCAGAAGCCCGCTCATCAGTAGCCCCAGTACAGCGGGGAGCTCTGCTGGAACACCTGCCACTCGACCGAGCCGAACGCCGGGTATTCACCCGAGCGCTCCAGCGGAGTCTTCGGACGGACGTTGAGCACGCCGACGTTCTTGGAGAGCCCGAGCTGAGCCCACTCTTTGTCGGTGATCTCGATCGCCCCGGTGTTCAGCCGCCAGTTGAGCTGGTACGAGTAGTTGCCATCGGTCTCACCGATGTAGCCGTCGGGGTTGCGGATCAGGCGCGTGACCGCGGAGGCCTCGACCTTGATAACCCGCTTGAGGTAGTCCTCGTCCTCGGCTTTGTCGTCCAGGTCAGGGATACGAGAACGGATCTCGATCTCGGCGTCCTCTAGGAACGTCTCGACCTGGGTCTCTTCGTCATCGGTCAGCGGCCGCCCGAGCCGCGCGACCACGTCGCTGGGCTCGGCGTATGCCATTAGGCTAACGCCTCCAGATCCGCGATACGCTTCTCCAGCTTCGCAATGGCCTCGTTGACGGTGTCAGCGGCCGCAACAGCAGCCTCCGCCTCGGTGCCGATCTCGTAGCCGGTGAGGGCCACGTCGGCCCCGTTGAGCACGACGTTGGCGCTGAGCGCCTTCGTGTTGACCGTGCGCGTGGTGGGCACGTAGTTGGAGTGGGTGTGGTTACCAGCGGCAACCGTGCCCGCTGCCGTACCCACGTTGAGCAGTGCGGCGTCGCCGAGGTCGGTGACGTCGGCCGCCTCGTGGGTGTGCGCAGCCGGGGGGAAGTCCTCAGGGACATCGGTGATGTCGGCGTAGGCATGGGTATGAGCTGACGGAGGGAAGTCCTCCGGCTTGTCAGCCACATCGTCCCAGGAAACCTCGACCTCACCAGGCTCTTCTGTTTCCAGGTCAGCCAGCTTGGCGATGATCTCGGCGTCGCTGAGCGAGCCCAGCCATCCCCGGACCACGGCCCCGTTGAATGGAGCAGTCATATCTACCTCCAGGTAGTGGTCGGGACAGTCGGGTAGGGGCTCCCGAAGGAACCCCTACCGTTCTGTGTCAAGGTTGGATCAGGCTTCCGGGTCTTCGTCGTCGACGAACTTGATGAAGGCCTGCTTGTCGCCGAGCAGCCAGCCGAAGGTCACCTCGATCAGGATGGCAATCTGGTTGGTCTGCCACATCGAGACGGTCTGCGGGGTGGGGGACGTGTTGTCCGTCAGGGTCGCCGTGTCCGACATCTTCACGCGGATCTCGTCGGCGAAGCCGTACTTGAGCTGCGAGAAGTCGCCACCGACGACGCGGACCTTGGAGTCGGTCGCAGCGCCCAGGTCGCCGCCGACGGCCTTGCCGAACTGGACGGGCAGGCCCAGCAGGTCGCCGGTCGCGGCGGCCAGGTTGATCCGGGTCGGGTCCACGTTGCCGTTGGCGTCGCGGTAGGCCTGCGAGCGGAGCAGACGCGCGCGGTAGCGCGGGTCGGCCGCCCAGCCGTTGAAGTCGACGTCGGTGTTGGCCGAGACGAGGTCGTAGCCGTCCAGGAAGCGGTCCAGCAGCGGCGTGGTGCCGGTCTGCAGGTAGTCGACGTTGGTCGTGTTGGCGATCACGTTGTTGGTGTCGATACCCTGCAGGGCCGAGCCGGTCAGCGGAGACTTACCGTGGAACACGGCGAGGTCGATACCGCGGCCGATGGCGTAAGCCAGGTCGCCCTGCAGCTTGGTGTACAGGCCGGCGGGGTTCATGCGAGCGAACTCCTCCGACACGGTGACGATGGTCGCCAGCTTGATCGGCGAAACCGAGCGGGTGTCCCACGCGGTGCCGGACAGCGGCTTGGTGCCACCCTCTCGCTGCTCGTTCGACGTACCTACGCCGACCTGACCCACCTCGGGGCGCTTCACGGTCGTCGGGATGATCGTCTCGCCGTACGAGATCGGGATGTTCTCGCCGAGGCGCAGGACGAGCGAGCTCTCCTGGGCCTTGTCGAAGATGGGGCCGACGATCTCCTTGGGGAGCAGGTCGGAGGGGACGTGGGCCAGACGGCCCTGGTGGTTGCTGCCCGCGGTGTTGGGGGCGAGCTCGTTCAGGGTTGCCACAGGGGGCTCCTTACTTGCCTAGTTGGTTTTTCATGAGCGCGGTGAAGGCCACCGCAGGGTCGTTGCTCGGGGCTTCTGTGCCGAGGCCTTGCGAGCGGTCGACAGCGGCCACGGGGCCGTTCTTGAGGCCGAACAGGGTCTTGAGGCTCTCGGCGTGCGTCTTGAGCGCTTCCTCCGAATCGCCCTGCAGCGTGTTCGCGAACGTGAACAGCGGCGTGGGATCGGGGGTGAGAGCCTGGACCGCGGTCACCAGACGGTCGAAGTCGTGCTGCTTCTCGGACGCGGAGGTAGCCGCCTGGGCTGCCTGGGCTTCGAGCGCTGCGAGCTTCTCCGCGAGACTGTCGCGCTCGGTCTCCACGGTGCGGAGCTGAACTCGGTAGTTCGCGGCCTCGGTGTTCGCCTTCGAGAGCTTCTCGCGAGCCCAGTCAGGCAGGTCCTCGCTCTTGGGAGCGGGGGCCGCCGGAGCCGGGGCAGCGGGGGCTACGGGTTCGGGCGTCGAGGGGGTGTCGGTGTGTTCGGTCATCTGTGCCTCCTGGGCGTGGGGTGACTCCTGCTCCTGGCAGGTCGGTCGGGTTGGCGGGCTAAGCAGCGAGTGCTGCGTACTGCTGTGCTGATATCTCGCCGCGCTCCAGGCGACGGCGAAGGGCGTTGATAGCCAGCTCGTTACGAGTAAAGGGCTGGCCTTTGTTTTTCCCGCTCTTGTGGACAAGGCCTTTGTCCTCAAGGGCGATGGCTTCCTTGGTGGCGTCTCCCCACAGGTCGAGGGCGCGGTCGGCAGCTTCTTTGCCGAACCAGTCCTCGTTCCGGAAGACGGGGATCACCTTGCAGTCACACCCGGTGTGCCACTGCTTGATCTCTCCGCCGATGTCGGCGAAGTAGGTCTCCTGGTCGTTGTTCTCGAACAGCTCCAGAGCGTGTTCCGTATCAAGGTCGAGACCAGCGGTCTCGGCCCGGACGTACGTAGGTCCGCGGCTGATCAGCATCAGGCACCAAGCGCAGGTCTCCCGGCCCGTCGCGACGCGAGCCCAGCCCCGCAAGACGCGGGGTTCCGGGTCGTTCTCGACGGCGTGGATGATCTGCTGACGGCCTGCGTTCTCCACCTCGCGGACGGCGCGCAGCGTCAGGTGAGTCAGCGCGTCCCCGCGGGTGTCCGCCTGCTGCATCCGCTCACGAGCCGGGTCCATGTTCTCGACGAACTTCTCGAACGTCGTCCCCTCCAGGGGCCGATCGTTACGAGGGAGATCCGGGTGGTGCTGCGCCCGCTGCGAGTCGTAGAACCTGCGAGCGAGCACCGATGCCTCGGTGCGCCGGCGCTGGATCTCGGGGAACAACAGGTCCAGCAAGCGCAGCCAGTCGAACATCGTCAGCGCGGGCTGAGCGAAGAACCCGGCCACGTTCCTGACGTGCCGGACTACTGCGGCGGAGATGAGGAGCTGCGCGGCGGCGTACTCCTCCGGGTTCACCGGGTCTTGGTCCGGTTAAATCCGGAAGGCGACGTCTGCGTCTCCGTCTTGGTCTCGGTGACCGTCGGCTTCGGCGTGGCGTCAGCCTGGGCTTTCGTCGTGGAGTACAAGGTGTCGATCATGTCCTCGGTCTCCTGCTTGTCCCAGTCGCGCATCTGCTCGCGCTGGGTGGCGGTGTAACCGAGGTCGATACGGGCCTGCTCCTTCGGGATCGGCCCCTGGCCGTTGGCGTACAGCTTCGACACAGCGTCAGCCTTAGCGGCGACCGTCGGGGTCGACGGGTCGCGCCAGACTGTCTCCAACCGGGTGTACTCCTCGGTGACCTCGCGACCCATGATCTGCATAGCGATCCGCATCGCACGCTCCCAGGCACCGCCGAAGATCCGGCCTTTACGCTCGGCCATCTTCACGATCCGGGAGTCGGTAGCGATGATGGCCTCAGCCGAGGCGGGGTTCTCCGACGAGGACGACAGGTACTGCGGAGGCAAGCCGGTGATAGACGCGGCCTCTTTGCGGAAGACCTCCATCTCCTCGGCGAAGTTCCGCAGCTCGGCAGCCTTGAACTCGGAGATCTTGGCTGCCTCAGAAGCGAGCGTCAGGATGCGTCCGTAGTAGATGTCGAGCGTCGTGTTCTCGCCGTCGTTGGTCAGCTCGTCGGTGGTGACACCGGAGATGACACGGAGCGGGGTTCCCAGGATCTGGGACGCCGACTGCAGGTTCATCAGCGTGCGAGACGCGGCGTCGGTGACCTTGCGCAGCTCCGGAGAGATCTCCGAGCGGCCGTAGCGGTTACCGAGGCGCGGGTCGTTGGTCAGCGGTACGACCGGGACCACGCCGAGCCCGTGCTTGATGACGTCCCCGTCGACGACCCACTGGTCGTTGAGCCCGCCGTTGCGGCGGAGCGGGACAGTCTCGTCAGGCAGGTACAGCGTGGCTCGATCCGGGACCGCGACGTCGTCGCGCGTCGTGTAGAGACGGACAGCCCGGGTGACCCGGCGGGTGTTGCGCGGGTCCAGCTCGGCGTACATATACAGCGGAGACTCGACCCGGATCAGCGGGATGCCCGCGGGGTCTCCGGACTCGACGTCCGGGTGGCTGACCGTGATGTACGCGCGGCCGAACGTCAGCGAGTCGTCGTGTCCGAGGACCGACTCTTCGTCCAGGTCGTTCGCCTGCCACCAGTTCCAGAGCTCTTCGAGCCCCTCGGAATCCTCCGAGATACGGAACCCCTCGATGTCCAAGCGATCGGACAGAGTGCGGAGGTAGGTAGCGACCCAGCCTGGCTGGACGTCCAGGTAAGCCAGCTCCGGAGGAGCGCCGATCCCGATCGTCTTCAGCCGGCGCGTCCCGTTGCGGTAGGCCTCGGCTTCCAGCAGGTTCGGCAGGTCCCGTGCGAGGAGCCCTTGCAGTCGCTCGACGTGCTCGTGGTAAGTCGTCATCGCAGCAGACCCGCCCCCTTTCCTGTGTTGCTCTTGCTGAGCAGGAAGTCTTGGCGCGAGCCCCAAGCGAGGACAGCCGTCACAGCGGCGTCGATCTTGCGCTTGGATTCTTTGCCAGGTTTCCTGATGCTGATTGCGTCGTATATCGTCGGGTGCTGGTGCGCGTTGGTGATGTGCGCTTTGAGCACCGGGTTGTTGTCGTGTTTGACCTCGCCCGCCAGAACAGCGTCACGGAACCGCTCGCAGTCCAGCGCGAATCGCTTTTGCTGGCCGCGCATGTCGAAGGCGACCGGGTTACCGGGGGAGGCGTTGATCTTCAGCTTGCGCCGGAAGTCCTGACCCCAGGCGTCGACCGACTGCTCGAACTCCTTGACGTCCGCTCGCATACCGACGACGTCGTACTTCTCGAACATCGATCGGACGTACGCGTCCACGTCCTGGCGCGGGACCTTGTGGCCCTCGTACTTCTCAGGCACCCAGACCTTCACCAGGAACAGCGCCCCGTCCTCGACCCGGCACGCGGTGAGCGCGGTGTGGTCGTTGGACAGCGAACCGTCGAACCCGAGCGTGATCCGCTCGCCCTTCCTCAGAGGAGGCAGGTTGATGTCGTGGTTGCGATCCCACTCAGACGGCGCGATCCACGATTCCTCGGTGGCGTTGACCTGGTTGAGGAACTTTCGGCGGGACTCGATGACGTCGTTCTTCGCCGTCAGGACCGACATCAGGATGTCGTCGAGCGGGAGCCAGATCGAGTCGCCGCGGGCGATCTCCAAGCCCTTCATGAGCTGGGCGACTCCGGCCTCGTACCCCTCGGGGTCGTCGGACGGGAACGGGATCTCGGAGACCGGCGTGTCAGCCGGGGCTTCCAGGGCGTCGTAGAGGACGCCGGTGTCGATAGCGTCGCCTGCCAGGATGTCCAGCCAGTTCAGGTAAGACACCTCCGCGACGGTGTCGTCGCCGGGCCGGTGAGCGTTGCAGATCGACAAGGTGCGGGCACCGTCGACCTTGGTCATGTTGCCTTCGATGACCTCGGCCATCTGGTGGCCGTCGTTAACCTCGCCGCCGGGGCCTACGCCCCACCACTGCGTCTCGTTCTGGACGACGAACGTCGGGCGGTTACCCTCCATCGACGCGGGGGACGCGGTAGCGGCTTCTATCCGGCCGCCGATCTCGGAATAGATGATGAAGCGGTTGACGGACAAGCCGTACTCGGTCTTCAGCTTCTTCGAGACCATGATCGGGAACAGCGAGAACGTGTTCTTCGTCTGGTCCTGGGAGACCGCGGCGATCGTGATCCACGCCGCGTGCCGGGTCTTGCCGACCGGGTTACCGTTGTCGTCGAAGTGCGAGAAGGCGACTGGTCCGCAGAGTTCGGCGAGCGCGAGCGCGCCGATCATCGGGTCCTTTCCCCAGCCCTTCATCCGGCGGAGCGTGCCCTCGCGGTAGGCGTACTTCCCTTGGTCGTCGACCGCGTACCACCAGGCGATGAATCGCGCCTGCTCCAGCGTCGGGACGAACGGGCCGTCACCAGCGGGGGAGTTGACGTACTCGAAGAGCCAGCTGATTACCTGCCAGCCGAGAGTCTTCTCGGGCAGGAACCATGAGCCGTCTTCGTACTGCCGCCAGGTCGGCCCCTGGATATGCGACGGGGCGGGGAGTAGCGACTCCGGATAGTGAACCGCCACTCCACCTCCTCGTTACGTATCAAGTCACAGAGCGCAGAAAGTCCGTCGCAGGGTCGATGTTGTAGTTCACGTGCGGGCCTGTGCCGCGGATGAAGAACAGACCGGCGTCCAGCACCGCGCGGATCAGCGCGATCAGCTCGAACGTCGGGTTAACCCCGATCTCCAGGAGCTGGCGCAGGATCGAATCCGGACCAGAGAACACCCGGGACATCATCACGATCTTGTAGATCGCGGTCTTCATCTCGCCCGAGTCGCCCTCGCAGTCGGTGTACAGGTCGCCTTTGTGGGCGTAGTTCCTCCACCAGTCCGGGGTGTCGACCATCAGCTGGTCAGCGATACCGTGCGACTTCGCGGAGGGCAGCTGGCCACCCGGGTCAGGCCACACCTTGCCGGTCTCGCGCATCGGGTTGCCGAACGTCACGGCCCCTCGCACGTGGTCTTTGACCCAGTGCAGTCGGCCGGTCACCGGCTTGATGTGGTACTCCCACAGCTCGGAGGTGACGATCGCACCTTGCGAGTAGCCGATCATCGACAGCCCGTAGCGCTCGATGCGCTGGCGCTCTTCCTCCAGGATGCGGGTAGCCTCGGTGACCCCGTTCGCCACGGACGGCCCCATCGGGAACGCCTGCGCGGTGTACGGCGGGCCTACCGGACGCCACAGGTACACATCGCCGAGGCGGCGAGCGACGTCGGCGTCAGGACCGATCCACCACGGGACACCGGTCCCGGAGACGGTCAGCAGCACCGGACGGGTGTCCTCGGGAGCCGGAATCCCCAGCGCGCGCAGGTCGTCGTCGGAGACGATCCCGTCGAGCGGCTGGAACGTCCGGGACTCGTACTCGGTCTGCCACGCCTCAGCCCGCGGGCCGAACTCGTCGGTGTCCGTGGGCAGCGGGCCGTGGACTCGCGCATACCCGGCGAACCGGGCCGCCATCACCTCGCGCCAGCGGCGCACCGTAGGGTTCCGGTCGCCTAGCTTAAACGGCATGGAACTTCTGCTCGGCAGCCAGCCACTTCTGGATCTGGACCTGAGCAGCGGTGATGTCCTCGGGCTTGACGCGCTTCAAGATGCGCTTCGCCAACTCGGGGTTGTTCGTCGGATCGTCGGAGTTCGACACCGCGTACAGCAGCGCGATCGAGACCGGGTCGCCGTAGATCACAGCGAGCTTCTCGACCAGCTGGATATGGACGTTGGCGTCCGTCGACCAGGACAAGCCGGCGATCGTGTCGACCTCGCCCTCGTGGGGCCAGTGGAGCGGCGAGCGGGACTTGCGCTTGTACTTGGCCTGCTGGCGAGCCAGGTCCAGCAACTCACGCTGTTCAGCGTCGGTTAGAGCAGACAAGAAGTCGTCCTCTTCGTGAAGTAGTTGCAGCAGCGCATCGCCCTGGGCGAGCGCGCGGTTGTAGCGGGCTTGTCGATCCGCGAGACCGTTGGTGCCGCCGTTGATCCGGCGGGTGACCGTGTTCAGGTCGCGGCGATCGGACAGCTCGTTGATGTCCGGGCGGGCGACCGTCCAGTACCAGGCAGGGCCGATGCCCGCCCACTTCAGGTCAGCGAGCTCGCGGTAGTTCACGACGAAGTAGTCCGGAGTCGGAACCATCCCGAACGCGTACGCCCACTGCGAGAACGACCGGTAGTTGTAGTCCCAGGTGATCTGAATCCACGTCCGGCCGATGTACGGCGCGTACCGACCGTTCTTGGCGATCTCCTCGGTGTACTGGAACGAACCGGACTCGTGACCGACCTGCGCCAGCCACATCGCGATGCGGTTGACGTTCGTGCATTCGGATTCCCGGAGGCCCGAGCGAACCGCGGGCAGGATCTCCGCCGCGCGAGCTTCGCTCAGGCCGGTGGCCGCCGCCAGGATGGGGGCTGCGGACGCCGGGGCGCTACCCCTCCGGAAAGTCGAGTAGCCGTCAGCGCGGATCTTGCGCGCGATGAAGTCGGCTGTCTTCGGGTTGCCGTAGGTGTTGTAGCCACATTGCGCGTGCATTGGGTCTTTTGGACTGTTCCAGTCTTGACCCCAGAACACGGTGCCCTCGTAGAACGCGAGGAGCTCTCGCATCGTGGCAATCTTGGTTTCGTCGAAGCCCGCGTAGCTGACCTTGAACGGGTGCGAGTTCCAGTTCAGGTCCATCGCGGTGCCACTCAGGTGGTTGGACGACGGGACCGAGTTGGTCGGCGTCCAGCACGCGGAGTCCGCGTCGCGCAGCGGCTCGACGTACGCGTGGAAGTCGGCGGCGAACGCGCGCAGGATCGCGAGAGGCTGGCCCTTGGCGATCTGCAGCGTGACACTCGTGCCGGGGATCTTCGTCCACTCGCACTCATCTGCGTTGACCATCGGCCACCCGTTCTCGGAGTGGCTCAGGCCGTAGACGACCCTCGGCATCAGCGCTTGAACGGGTTGATGGCGTTGATCAGCTGCTCGGGGAGGCGAGACAAGTCGGGGAACAGACCGATGATCTTGTCGTCCAGCCGGGACAGATCCGGGATCTTCGCCAGGATCTTGTCGTCGAGGTCAGCGAGGTCGGGCAGCTTCTCGGTAGCCCGGTCGATGACCTGGTTCAGGAACTCGGGATGAGCCCGGAGGTAGTCGAAGACCGCCTTCACAAGAGCAGCGGCGAACATGGTGATAAGGCGGTTCATGAAGTCCTTAGTCGGTAGCGGCTTCGATCAGGTCCCACAGGTCGGAGTCCTCTTCTGGGACGTCGATCAACCAGCGGTCCTGGTGGTGCGTCACCCGGACAGGGCCGGGTGGTAAAGTCAGCGCGAGCTCTCCGTTGAACGGCTTCACGCGTACGACGCGGGGCGTGATGATCACGCCGTCCTGCTCGCGCAGGTCGCTGGAGAAAGTCCAGTGCGAATCGTCGGGGCGTCCGGAGATGTCGTGGACGGTAGCGGTAACAGTCGTCATACCGGCCCTTTCGTCAGGTGACCGGGTTCATCGGAACCGCGATGCTCGCCCAAGGGCAGGAAAACGAGAGCGTCCCGGAGTAGGTAGCCGCGGCGTTGGAGTCTCGGCCTGTCAGGCCGCCCGCGATCGACGTCCCGTTGATGCGGCCGGTACCTCCGGACGGCGTGAACGTCACGTTTCCGTTGTTCCAGCCGGTAACCTGGAAGGTGCGGCCGTTGGTCGGCGGGGCCGACACAGAGTGCGACGGGCTGGTGCTGCTACCGGTCGCCGTAGCCGGGGTTCCGAGGCTCGCGACGTTCGCGTACGAGATCGCGTAGGACATGCACCAGTTCGAGCCGTTTTTGTCCAGGACCACGGTCTGCGACCCGCCCGGGGCGCTCGCGAGGGTGTAGACCCTGAGCCAGCCTTCGGAGGACGTGTTGTTGAACGCGATGCCTTGGACCAGGCTCATAGCGTTGCCGCCGTAGGTGACGCCTGCCACGGTCTCGTTGCCGAGCAGGTGCGCGACCACGAAGACCCGGGACCCCGCTGTGGCAGAGAACGAGTACGACAAGTCGACAATCCCGCCTTGCATCGACGACACCGCGTCGAAGTCAACGGTCGGCGGAGGAGCCGCGGACCAGATCAGGGCGCTGCCCAGGCTGATCTTCTGGATCTCGGTCGAGCCGATCGCGGCTTTCGCGAAAGCCGTCGTGGCAAGTGACATACCTGCCACGGCGACCTCCTATGCAGTCCTGAGATAGATAGTGTTCGAGTCTTTTGTGCCGATCGCGGTGTACTGCGCCTCGGTCCCGACCCAGATCGTCAGCGTCCGGGCACCGGAGTTGTCCGAGCCGGCGACGTAGCCGGTAGCCAGCTTCGACAGCGCGATACCCGCGCCGGAAGCGACTTTGGCGTTGGTCACCGATCCGTCGGTCGGGGTGCGGGTGTTCGACAACCTGGAGTCGTTACCGACGCACGCGGTCGTAGACGACGTCCCGAACGAGACGTTCAGCGTCCGGTTCGATGACAGATCCCCGCCGCCGGTCAAGCCGGTACCCGCGGTGATCGTGGTGGTCTTGTCGGCTTTCGCGCCGATCTGCGAGGCGACCGTGGTAGCGAAGTTCGGGTCATCGCCCAGCGCTGCGGCCAGCTCGTTGAGCGTGTTCAGCGTTTCCGGTGCCGAGTCGACCAGCGCGGCGGTGCCGAGAGACACCCGGGCGTCCACCGCGTCCTCGTCCAGCTTCTCGTCGAGAGCGGTCTGTAGCCCGGTGACGTTGGCGATCGAGTGGGTGTGCGTGCTCGGGGTGAACGTCGTCGGCTTACCGGTGACGTCGTCCCACGCCACGGAGCTCGACTCCGGCGGGTTGTCGGCCAGGTAGTCCGCGATCGCGGCATCGAGGTCGGTGATGTCCTCGGAGGTGTGCGTGTGGGCCTCGGGCGGGAACTCGGACGGCACGTCGATCAGCCCGTCCCAGTCCGCCGCTGGCGGGTGCAGGTCTAGGTAACCGTTGATCGTGTCGGCGATCAGGTCGGCGGTGGAGTCCGGCGGGAACGCGACCGACGAAGCGATCAGCGGCCACAGCTCGGCGTCGGTCTCGGGCACCTCGATGAACCAGCGGTACTCGCCGTAGACGACGATCGCGAAGCCGGGTTCCAGCTCTACGCTCAGTGCGCCGTCCACCGGGTTTACCCGGACCTGCTTCTGGGTGAGGATCGAGCCGTCCTGCTGTCGGAGCACGGTCGAGAACACCCACTGCTGATTGTCGGGCTGACCGGTGACGTCGCGGACGTCGGCGGTGATCGTGACGGTCATACCGGCCTCTCGTAGGTTACGTGTAAAGGTGAGCCCGTTTACCGGTGGAGCTCATACCGGCCAGGGGCGACCGCTCTTGGTTACTGGCTGGTCTCGCCTGCCTGGCAAGTCGGAGCCCCACCCATAGGCGCTGCGCAGCGAGCCTCATGGACTCACGCTTAGGTGGGGCAGGCACGGGGTGACCCCGCACCGCACGGTTCCCGGTCCCAGGTGACCACCGCCGTCGCGGGGGCCTGTTCCGGTTGGGGCGTGCGCCCAGGTCTTGGGTTACTTCTTCTTGATCCAGGAACCGGCGACAGCCGCTCCGGAGCCTCCGCCGCCGCCCCCGGTCATGTTGCAGACCAGGGTGGTCAGGGAATCGGTGATAGCGGGCAGAGCAGGGTTCTCGGTCTTGATCTCGAAGTGGGTCCAGGCTTGGGAGTTGAACCCGCCGATGCAGATCCCGTTCTTGTCAAGAATCCACAGCGGGGTACCGGGGGTGTCAGGGTCAACCGACGCCCCGGTTCCGTGGTCGAAGGCCCATGCTTCGCCGTTGCGGTCGTAAACAGTCACTGCCATGCTTTTTCCTTTCGACGGCAGTTTCTGACACGCGGTTACGTGTCAAGTTTGGAAGCAGCCCCAGCGGGGGAGCACCGGAAGGGGAGCGCTCAACCCCGCCGGGGCCGCCGGCTCTAGCTCGACTTCGGCTTACGGAGAGCGCGCTCGAACAGCTCGCCCATCGTCGTCACCGACGCATCCGGGCCGTCTGACTTCGTCCGCTCCACCTCGATCCGAACCCGTCGCCTGTCACCTTCTGAGACCAGAAGCGATGACAGCATCTGATTGACGGCTACTAGCATCTGCGACGAGGGCTTGGAGGATTTCAGGAGCTGGTCGGCGAAGTGGAGGGTGAACTTCGCGTAGTGCCAGTCCGACGGCTGATAGAGCGCGGCTTGCGCCGACTCGGCTAGAGAGTTGTAGAGGTCTCGGACGATCGGGTGAGGATCGGTGAGACCGAGCGGAGGGGACTTCACGGGTCCGGAGACTGGGAGAGTAGTGACCTCTCCGTACTCCGTCGTGTTCCGGCGAACTCGTTCGTCGGACCTCTTCGGGATCGGACCCGGCATGACGCCTCCTGGGCTCTACGAAGGCTCCTGGCCCTCCCTTGGTGTGTGTCTCACAGCACGACGATCTGTCGCCCGTCCACCTGGAGTAACGCGACTCCCGGGCCTCGGAGGCCCGAGCCGTAGTTCACCAAGACCTCCAGGTCGGCAGGGATGCTCGTGAGCTCGAAGATCAGGTCCTCAACGGTCATGTCTCCTCCTTGTTCCGGCGCCCCGGGTGGCGGGGCGGTGGCCGCTTCTTCATCGCTCGCAGCTTCGCACGCTGAGCGACGCCCTCCATCGCGGACTTCCGCGCATGGCACGGTCTGCACGACGCCTGGAGAGGTGACTCCTCGTCGCGGTAGCGGACGTGGTCGACCTCGGCAGCCATCCCTGTACAGATGTCCGGGTAGCGGATCTGGCAGCGGTGACCAGCCGCCCGCAGAACCTCGCGGCGGATGCGAGGCCAGTCGGCCGGCAGCCGCTCACGACGGTCAGATGAGTCCCAACTCACCCGATGACCGCGGACAGAGGTCCGAGGTCGGTGACCCAGACCGACCAAACCTCGTCGCCTTCCGGACCTCCGGTTCGCACCGGGAGGTCACCGAACTCATCTCTGATCCGCTGAAGCTCGTCGATCACGTCGGTGATCGTCAGCTGTTGCCTCTCGCTGTCTTCGAATGGCGTGCAGTACCGGGCCTCATGCAAGGCGAGCATCTGCCCGCACACGCACAGCCGCGGACGTTCCGGATCCGGTTGCGTCATCTCACCCTTCCCTAAGTGACATACCTGACAAACGTAACCCGCTGCGGGCCGCCTTCCGGGCGGCCACGGGTTTAGTGGTTCTGTTACGTATCTAGTCGTACGTAACGTACCCGGTTACGTAACCACTGGTTCTGTTGGTGAGTAATGCTTACGTAACGTACCTACCCAAAATGACCATGCTGTATCGGCCGGGGGATAAACCCCGGCCTGTACCGGTCTTCCGGTCTGGTACCTCACTCATCGTTCGGCACCTGCCCGGGCGACCGGAGGTCGCTAAAAGGGGTAGTCTCTCTCCGTTCGACTACCCCGACAAGAACCTATGTCGGGGTGCGGTCGCTCGCTGGAGCTCGCTCCCTTACCCCTCCATAGGTAAGGAACCTTCCACTTTTGCGTTTCACCCGTAGAATGTGACGCACTTCACACGAATATCTTCCTACGCGGGCGTCAGCCGGCGACGGCTCTGCGGCCGTCTTCGCTTGTCTCCGGTGCTGTCTATCGATCCGCACCGTTCGTCCGTCTACGGGGCTCTCAGGGGGCATTACGGGGCCTTCTAGGCCCGCGCTGTTCTCTCCGTCGACTTCCAAACCCGTACAAAATCTGGCAGACGCA